ATTGCGGGCTTGGTCTACAGGTCCCCGTTGCGCCTACGATTGTCGCGCTATTTGCAGTGCTGCTCGTGCGGCTCCTCGTGTGGACGCGTTCGCAATCGATCCTTTGGAATGTTGCCGTCTGCCTCCTTGCGATGCTCGCAGCTTTCGCCACGGTGGAAGGATCGACTCTTAACGTATTCCGCGCCTTTTGGCTCGGCGTCGGTTATGGTGCGCTCGGCGTCGGCATCATCGAGGTAGGCCGCACGTTCATTGGCACCGCCCTGCGCGATGGCCTGCGCACCGTTGCCAAGGGCGTACTAGGCGGCGAGGCGAAAAAGGAGTAAGCCGACGCCATGACCCCCGATCAAGCAAAGCGCATGCAGACCCGCCTGGGCGTGATTGCCGACGGCAACCCGGGGCGCGGCACCTATGCCGCCCTATTCGCTAAAATGGGGGCGCCGGCGGCGCGCTCGATCCCGCTAGGACTCGCCGCCGCCGCGCACTTCGCCCGGTTTGGTATCAGCGACACACCGCTGCGCCTGGCGCATTTCCTCGGGCAGACGTCGCTCGAGTCGGGCAATTTCCAGTACATGCGCGAGATTTGGGGGCCAACCCCGGCACAAGCCGGGTACGAGGGTCGCGCCGACCTCGGCAACACGCAGCCCGGCGACGGCAAGCGCTATATGGGCCGCGCCATTCTGCAGGTCACGGGGCGAGCCAATTACCGCCGCGCCGCCGGTAAGCTCGGTATTGACGTCGAGGCCGAGCCCGAATTGCTCGAACGTCCCGATATCGGGCTGATCGCCTCTTGCCATTGGTGGCAGGACAACGACGCGAACCGATGGGCCGACCGTGACGACGCCAGCGCGCTTTCACGCCTCGTCAACCGCGGCAGCGCGACCAGCGACAAGCCGGCCAATCACGAGGCTGACCGGATCGTGGCGACGATCAAGGCGAAGGGGCTGATTCTGTAATGGCCGACAAGCACAACCTCGTCGCCTACCTGGCGACCATCGGCGCAATCGTGCTGCTCGCGCTCGCCGCAGCGGCCGTGTGCCTGTTCGCCAAAGTTGATAGCGAAGTGAACCTGGCGCGCATCATTGGCGGCCTCGCATTCATTTCCGCAGCTATCGCGGGCCTTACCGGGATCGCGGGCACGTTCAAGGCGAGTGGCACGCGCGGCTCGACCGGCAGCACCGAAACCGGCGACGTCGTGGTGACGGGCGCCAAGGAGGGAACCACCAATGCGTAAGCTACTCTTTTTCGCAGCCGCACCCATGGCGCTCGCCGCGTGCGCAACGCTACCCGCCACCGGGCTCGACACGGCCGCTGCGGTTGCAGATGCGACCGTGACGACCAAGCCCGCCGACGTGGCCAGTACCACAGTGCTCGACGAGCAGGCGGCGCTCGGCGTCGAGTTGGCGTACAAGGCTTTCCGTACCGCGCTCGAGGTGGCAACCGACGCCGGCGTGCTGCGCGGCACCGCGGCGACCCAAGCCGCCGACCTCGACGCCCGCGCCTACCTCGCCGTTCTGGCGGTGCGCGGCGCCTACCGGTCCGGCAACGCCACCTCGTACGGCCAGGCCGTGACCGACGCCCGCGCCGCGATTACCGCCGCGCTCGCATCCGTGAAGGGATAAACGACCGATGTTCGACCTCGATACATTCATCCGCGCCGCGCAGGCCATTGGCCCGGTGCTGGCACAGGCTCCCGCCGTCGCTCAACTGCTCGAGCAGGCAAAGGAAGCGCTCCACCCCGCCGACCAAGCGGTGGCCAAGGAAGCGCTCGCCGACCTGATCGCCGATAACGACGACGGGCACCGCCGCGTGCAGGAAAAGCTCGCCGCGGCTGCCAAGCGCTAACGGTCACGTGGGGCAGCCGTTACCCCTTCCGGTAGCGCTTGCCCCGCCACCCGCCGCTCGCACGGATTGGCCAAGTCGCGCACCACCGTTCGACGGGTACCATAAGCGCCTCGACCTGCTCGACCGAGCCGAGGCCTAGCGGCACCTCCACCACAATTTCGTCGTACACGTGCAAGACGGTGGGATATCCCGCCAGGCGCAGGCGCTCGATAGCCCCGCGCAAAATGTCGTGCGCAATAGCTTGGTCGGCATTTTCGTAAATCCGGCTGCCCCACGTCGCCATCCGCACCCAACCGAGCGCGCCATACTTGGGGTTGCTGTTCCACGTCATGTACGAGATTTCGAGGCTGCCGGGGCGGCGGCTCGAGGGCGCTACGCGGGGGTTCCAATATTTAATCTCGCGACCGCTCGGCAGCCGCATGCGCAGGATATCGTCGCGGACGTAGAACCCAATTTCTACCGGAAATGGCTTAATGCCGGGCGGCGGCAACGGGATATGGTAGGTGCCGGGGTATTGGATCGCCTGGATAACGGCGCCCTCAATCCCGAATAGCTCGTTGACCCATCCGTACCCGTGCGGGTTGCGGTAGCGTTGCCCACCCCAATGCGCGACAATCTGCGGCGAAGCTTCGCGCCACGCGCGAATAATGCCCTCAATCTCCGCGGTGCTCTTGTCGGCCTCGGCGGGATCGAACGCGCGCCAGGCGCCCTCCCATCCTCCATAGCCTAGGGCTAGCTCGGCGACCTTGCCGATATCCTGCCGGTGCGGGTGATGCTCGCCGTGTTCCTCGGCGTAGGCCTTGTACGCCTCGTACTTCATGCCCGTGATTTTGGACGCCGACGCTAGGTAAATGTCGCGCTTGTCGCGCAGCGTTTCCTCGCGCCATGATTCGCCAGATATCATCGCCGCCACGACCGCTTCGATAGCGCTATAGTCCGACGCGATAAGCTCGAGCCCCGGCCCCGCTTGGAACAGGCCGCGCACGCAGCCCTGTATCGCTAGCAGCGCGTCCCCAAAAAACCACTCGACCAAGCCGAGCGAGCGCGCCGCCATAATCTCGAGCACGTGTGCCGCCATATCTGGCGACCACTTTCCCTTGCGGTCGATTGGCGGGCACGGGACGTTGCACCACGGGCAGGCCGTGGTCGCCTTTTTGTGCGGTTTCTGGCAGGCGCCGCAAGTCACAAGCTTAGGCCCGGCTTTCGGCAGGTTGAGCGGCTGCGGGCCCTCTCCCGTTGGCCGGCCGGTGCGGGCCCCGTGGTGCACGATCAGGTTGCGAATACGGTCATCGCTCGACGCCTGGAATTCCATTGCGTGCAGCTTTTTGACCGAGGCCGAGCCTATCAGCGAACGAATTTCAAGGATGCGGTGCACCGGCGCGGGAAGGTCGTCCCGGGCCAAGTAGAGCTCAATCGTATCAGCCTGCATATCGGGCAAGGTCACGCCCTGCCCGGCGATCCAGCCGCGAAGCTCGGCAAGCTGCCCCGCCTCGATTCCCCCCGTGATTGTGACGCACTCCTGCCCGTAGTGCTCGAGGGCCTCACCGAGCACGGCGATACAGTCGCGCACGCCGGCGCGGTCGACGGCCAAGCCGCGGTAATTAATCTCCTGATCGATCAGCCAAAAGCGTAACTCGTCGGCGGACATCGCTTCCATACGTTGCGCGGCGCCCTGCTCGGCCTCCACGTCTCGGTCGCAATAAGCGTACAGCCGTTCGCCATCCTCGGGGTCATCCTCGGGGCTAATCCATAACCGCGGGTCGCCTTTGGTCGGATTGCGCGGGACGCTGAATTTGTTGAGCAGCCGGGTACCGTCTTTATCCTTGCCCGAGGGCACGCCGAGCACGTCGGCCAGGTTGCCAAGGGCGCCGGGCAGGTTGTTGGTGCGGGCGGTCGCCATGCTGCATCGCTGCAAATACGGGTCGAGGGGCGGGAAGCCATAGCGCTTGACCGCGACGTGCTCCCATATCAGCCGCTCAAACATAGCGTTATGCGCCTCGATAGGGCGGCCGGCGGCGAGGTGGTCGAACAAATCCTGCGGCAGCGGCATACCCGGCCGCCAGCGCCGCACGCCGAGGTTATCGTACGGCGCCAGGTTGTATGAGAGAGTGAGGATATCGGTTGTCGGGTGCTCGGCGTAGACCGATGACCCGACGATACCGAGGCCCTTTTTCGACTGCGGCGCCGAGGGTAGGCATGTCCACTTATTACGGGCTGCGTCCCATACGTACCCGGCCTCGCTTTTAGTTTCGAAGTCGAACGTCGGGACGATGGGCGATACGATCATTTCGAGACTACAGACCCAAAGCCGTGCTCTTGCAAGGTGGCGACCGCCATAATCAACTCGGTTGTCAACGGCTCGTCATCGGGCGCGACCCATGCCTGCAGGGGTTTCGCGTCGGGGTTGCGGCAGTCGGGTATAACCTTGATCTGGAAACCTGCCGTTGTGAGTTCGCGGTACGCATCCGCCGCTTCGTCGGGCAAATCCAGCCCGGCGGGAAGCGGCCGGCCGAATAGCTCCCGAATGTGCCATAAGAACGAACCGGCAAGGTAGGTGCCGATATGGCCAGAGTGTTTCGAAATCTCTTGCCCGGTCTCAACAATCTTGAAGCGCCGCATGACTTGTTTCTGGTCGCAATCCACCTCGGCCCAAATGATCGGCGAATTATACGGGTATGGGCCCGGCAGCACTTCAAGATGAATGATCTCGGCCGTCATAGGCATCATTATTTCTAAGGTCGTGTCCCCATCTAATAGGAATGGTAGCGGGAATTTCCAAATCTGGCGCATGCGGGGAACTCCTGAATAGCGGGCTATTGTCGCCCTTGCCCGGTTACACGATGCCCGAGTCCCGGGCCGGGGGTTGACGCTGGCGTATAGGCGCAGCGCAGGGCGACCATTACTTGACGAGGCGGCGCCCGAACCCGCCCCGAGAATACCCCGGGGCGGGAGGTGATTAGGCCATCATGCCGTTGGCGCGCATCGTCTCGTCGGTCCACCCCGCGGCAAGCATTGCCTCGTAGGTAGCACCGCCGGCGGGGGGCAGCATGACCGGCCCGGCCGGCACCGGAGCGGGCGGTGCGAACGGCGGAAAGCTAGAAGGGGATGCAGTCGTCGCCGAGGGTGCCATGGGGGGCGCGGCAGGCGTCACGGGTGCCGGCGCCGCAGCGGGGGCAGGTGCCGGTGCGTTTCCCATGTAGCCATTGTACGGCGGGGGCGGCGGGCTAGCCGAGGCCGCAGGAGGGGCAACCGGCGCAGCAGCCGGTACAACCGGAGCCGGTGCAACGGGCGTCGCAGGCGCGGCGCCCGATGGGGCCAAAGGGGCAGCCGGGGCACCACCGGCGGGCGGCGTGATCGGGGCGGCCGTAGCGCCCGCCGGCAGGGCGACGGGGCCACCACCGAACGCTGCGCTCGCATCCGGGCCGCTCACGATTTCCGGGCCGAACGCGGACAACTCGATCATATCAAGATTGAGGTAAATGCCCGGCTTCGAAATGTTGCCATTGCCCTCGGTCGATCCCGACACGCGGATATAGAAGCCGCGGCGAATGACCTTTTTTTCCTGGATTTGCTCGGCGGCTGCATAGCGCCCAGCATGGAAGCACCGCGGCGGGTAAGCCGAGCCAAACTTCACGACCCAACAACCCGCAAAGCCTTCCTTGTCGGCATTGTTGATAAGCTTCCCCTCGTGAATGTACGAGGAATCGCCATCCTGCACTTTCCACGAAAAGTCGCCCATGACCCACGGCATGGTATGGCCCGGCGGCGGCTGCGTGAACCACGCCTGCGGGCCGCCCGCGCCAATGATCGCGTCGATACCATGCGGGAACAGGCTCGGGAAGTCGGCGAAGGCCTGGCGCACCAGAACCTCCCAGAATGCGGGCCACGCAGCGTCATTCTTCGCGACCGCACCGCCGAGGTAGAACTGCGGGTTCGGCTGACCGGCATTGGGGCCCGACTTCACGACACGCAAGTTGCCCTGCATATCCTTGGTTTGCGCCTCGTCGACGTCGCCCTGCACCATCCGCATAACTGGGGTGGTGAATCTCGTTTTTGCCACGTGCATTGCTCCTATTGAAACGCCAGCTTGGCGGCGTCGTCGTTGACACGAACGAGGCGCAGCGCCCCGCGTGGTTTCTCGGCGTACGAGGAAATGACCTCGCCGTCAATTCCGAGTTTCTTTAGCGCGGTGCGCGCTTGGCCCGGCGTGATTGCCTCGGCCGGCTTGCGCAGGTCGGCGCCGAGCATGTCGCCAAGCGCGAACACCTCGGCCGCCGGCACCACGAATTTCTCGCGCCCGCTGGCATATTCGGTAGAGAAAAACGGAACGTGCGTCCCCGACCGGATCAAGCCTAACGCGTGCTCGTCGAGCCCGGTTTTGCGCGCCTCCAGGCGATTGATTGCGTCGTTGATCTGCCGCAATTCCAGCCCCACGGCATGCGGAGGGAGGTCGACCGGTTGCGAGCGCAGCGCCACGTCCATCGCCAAGCCGCCTGCGCGTTGCAGGGCGGGGCAAGCGTGGCGCGCGGTGCAGTGCGTGCAATGATCGCCGGTGCGCAACTCGGCGTTCGGCAGCATCGCTTGATACGCGCCGAGGCGGATTGCCTCGTGCATTTCCTTGGCGACCTGGCTCCCGACACGAAACTGCCAGTCACGCAGCGAACCACTTTGATGGTAATTGCGGGGCTGCGCAACTGATAGAACCGCCGTCCACTCGTGCCACTCGCTAGGCGGGACGCCCATCGTTTCGAGCACGCCAAGCAGATAGGCGAAAAGCTGCCAGTTACCGGCCGCGTCGACATAGCCGTGCCCGTATTTGTAATCCCACACGAATACGACCTTGCGGGAGAACACGGCTAGCACGACGTCGGGTGTCCCCCAGCAAAGCGCATGTATGCTTGTCGACATGTTAAAACGTTGCTCGATATAAAGCTGTCCATCGGGGTTTGCTTTCATCGTGTCGCGCACGTCGACGAGAAGCGCCTGCGCGCAATCGACCATTTCGGCGTTAATCGGAACGCCGTTGGGAGCAAAGGTGCCAACCTCGACGTCGCGGCCGTTCAATATCTCGGCGACATAGTGGTGCGCCGCGGTGCCTTCGCGCGCCTCGTCGCTTTCCTTATCCTCCGGGTATTTCTGCTGCATGGCCACCGAACCCCGGCACCCCTTCTCGGGCGCCCAAATATAGGCGCTCGAGGGGGCAAGGGCGGCGTGCGCGGGAGGCGACGCCGCCCCGGTCATGCCAGAACCAGCCGACCGCGACGAGACATCCCTAGGACGGCTCGGGAAGTTTGCGTTTCGGAGTCGAAAACTCCCAAGTCTCGCGGGCCGATTCCGTAGAACCGCGCCGCCTGGCGCTCACGGTTGCTAGCTTCCTGCCGCAGCCGGCGAGCAATCTCGCGTTCGCCTAGGTGGCTGTAGGGGGCGAGTGACCCCCCGCTACTGCGGTAACCCCGCTTTTGCCGCTGCAGATGGCGCTTGATATTCTCCGCGCCATAGATTTTCCGCACTTCGATAGCGCGGTCGACCGACGCGGAGAGAGCGGCAAGGCCAATCCCGCCAAGGATCGAGCCGCGCATTAGCCGACCACCGGCAGGAGGGCGTCGAACGCGGGCACGAGGTCCGGCCGCGTGATAAGATCACGGACGCCCGAGATACCGAGCGCGGCCGAAATCTCGGCCGTCTGCTCGACGCTCAGATTGCCGCCGGCCTGCAGCCCCGTGATCTTGCGCATAAGCTCGGCGAACGTGCTTGCCGGAGCACTAGCTGCAGTCGTGGCAGCGGCCGGTCCAGGCGCCGTGGCGGCAGCGGGCGGCGTAGGCACGGGCGCAACTGGCGCAGCCATCGGGACCGGTGCAACGGGCGCCGGCGGGACGGGAGGGGCAGGCACGGGTGCGACCGGGGGGAGGGGTGCCGCGGGCGCCTCCGTGGCGGGGGCGGCAGGAGCACCGAGCGCGGCGCGCAACTCGGCCTCGACGGCGGCCACGGTTTCGGTCGTCACGCCGACCTTTTTCCGCCACGAGCCATCGGCGACGGTGGTTTTCGTGCCGGCGTGAATGCGGCCGTCCCACGGCAACCCATTCTTATCGACCGGGACGCCGCCGGGGTTCGGCAACGTGGCAGGGCCCGAGGTCGGAGTCGCCGTAGAACCAACCGGTTCCGCCGCAGTAGTCGCAGTATCCGCCTCGGGGGCAATAGGGCCCGCGCCGAAAGCCGCCGCAGCGTCGGGGCCATCCTCGGTCGAGGGCGGCGCGGGCGGGGTCGGGGTGGCCGGTGGTGCGGGCGGCGTGGGAGCCGGGGGCGTCGGGGTAACGTTTGGCTGTCGGATGTCAGGCTCGCCGCGCAAATGCGCGATCATGGCGGCAACAGCGGCCAATTCTGCCGCGTTCCCGGTATCGAAATGAATTTGCATCGTGTCGCCTCCTATGTTGACGAGGAAGCCATACGCGGGCATTGACGGCGCCGTCAACTTTATTTTGCGAGCCCCCGCCACCGTGAAAATTCAGCCTCGCCCCGACCAATGGCAATTCATTTCCGAGATTAACCAGGCGTGGAACCAGGGCGCCAAGCACGTTGTAGGCGTGGCGAGCACGGGGTTTGGCAAAACCGTGTGCCTATCGCAATTGGTCGAGGATAACCGCGGCGCGGCGTGCGTGGTGGCGCACCGGCAGGAGCTAGTCGGGCAAATTTCCATGATGCTCGCGCGGTACGGAGTGCGGCACAATATCATCGCTGCGCAGGCCACCGTGCGAGCCATTGCCGCCGAGCACGTGCGAGAATTCGGGCAATGCTATTACACGCCCTCGAGCCTTGTCGGCGTGGCCTCGGTCGATACGCTCGTGCGCGCCGAGGTCGATGCGGCGTGGCTGGCGCAGGTCACGCTCGTTATTACCGACGAGGGCCACCACGTCGTCATCGGCAACAAATGGCACGCCGCGCTGCAGCGCTTCCCGAACGCGCGCGGGCTGCTACCGACCGCCACCCCGTCGCGCGCCGATGGCAAGGGACTAGGCACGCCCGAGCTAGGGGGGTCGGGAATTGCCGATGCGATGGTGCTCGGTCCGCCTATGCGGTGGCTGATCGACAACGGATTTTTGACGCCATACCGCGTAATTTGCGTGGAAAGCGACCTAAAGCTGCTCGAGTCACAGGTATCGGCGTCGGGCGATTATTCCCCGCAAACGCTCAAGGATGCGGCCAAAAAATCCCGCATCGTAGGCGACGTGGTGCGCGAGTATCTGCGGTGGGCGCGCGGGCTGCGCCATATCACCTTTTCGACCGACACCGACACGGCCGCCGCCATGACCACCGCCTACCGGGCCGCGGGCGTGCGCGCCGAGTGCCTTACCGGCAAAACGCACGACCACCTGCGCCGCGACATTATCAAGCGGTTCGAGCGCGGCGACCTAGAGGAAATCGTGGCCGTCGATATCATTAGCGAAGGGTTCGACCTGCCGGCAATCGAGGCCGTGAGTTTCGCCCGGCCGTCTATGTCGCTCGGCGTTGTCTGGCAGCAATTCGGCCGCGCGCTGCGCACCTTCGAAGGCAAGACACAAGCGCTGATTATCGACCACGTGGGGAACGTCATCAATCCCGCCATCGGCCTGCCCGACCGGCCGCGGGTGTGGAGCCTGGCGAACCGCGATAGCCGGAAGAAAAAGGAAAACGACGCCATCCCGATGCGCGTTTGCGTCGAGTGTTACGAGCCATACGAGCGGACCTATCGGGAATGCCCGCACTGTGGCCACTACCCCGAGCCCGCCAGCCGCGCCGCCCCGCAATCGGTCGACGGCGACCTGGCTGAAATGTCGCCCGAGCTACTGGCGAAGCTGCGCGGCGACCTCGATCAAGCAGCGTACACGCTCGACGAGGAACGCGCCCGGCTCGTAGCTTCACGCGCGCCGCACGTGGCGGTTATGGCGGGGGTAAAGCATCACGCTGAACGGCTCGACACGCTCGCGCAGCTTCGCCAGACAATGGCCGATTGGGGCGGTCGCCGGTTCGCGCGCGGCGATACCGATAGCATGATGCAACGCGAGTTTTTCCTGCGGTTCGGCGTCGACGTGATAACCGCGCAGGCATTGAAGCGCGCGGAGGCGCAAGCGCTACTTGACCGTATCGTCAACTCTGTTTAATCATTGCTGGATTGGGAGTTTATCGAATGGAAAAAGGCTTTTATTGGGTACGTAACCGCGCCTGCGGGATTCTTACCATAGCCTGCTGCAGCGGACACTATTGGTTCATTCTCAACGGGCTTACGGGGGGTTGGACGGAAGCCGAGGTGCGCGAGGATTATGAAATTCTCGACCGTATTTCCGAGCCGCGCTCGTGAGACTCCCCATTGACCTGCGCACGTGGGCGCTTCGCCACAATGTCACGCCCGCCGCGCTTGGCGAGCTAGCCGAAATTCTCGGTGCCGGATCGCAACCGGAAGGCGAGGAAGGCGCAAGCGAAGGCCGCGTGCAGAGCCGGGTCCGCCTGGCCGCACCGTTCCACGGGATGAAGCTATGGCGGAACAATGTCGGCGCGCTGCTCGACAAGCGCGATATTCCCGTTCGGTTCGGCCTCGCGAATGATACCCCGGCCTTGAACAAAAAGCTCAAGTCGGGCGACCTTATCGGCTGGCGCAGCGTGGAAATCACGGGTGCCATGGTCGGCTCGGTAATCGCGCAATTCGTGTCGTTCGAATGCAAGCATGCGGGGTGGCATTACACCGGCGACGAGCACGAGCAGGCGCAACAGCGGTGGGCCGCGCTCGTTGAACTGGCAGGCGGCCACGCCCGGTTCGTCACCGACCCCGAGGGAATGGCATGACCTGGCAGCTTCTCCACGCCGATTGCCGCGTGGTAATGTCCAACATGGGCGACGAGACAATCGACGCCGTGGTTTGCGACCCGCCGTATCACCTCACGAGCATAGTCAAGCGGTTTGGCCCCGGCTCGGCACCGCAGCAATTCGGCACCGATGGCGCCTTCGCGCGCGCCGCCCGGGGCTTCATGGGGCAGACGTGGGACGGCGGCGATATAGCATTCGACCCGACGCTATGGGCCGAGGTGCTGCGCGTGCTCAAACCGGGCGGCCACCTCGTCGCCTTCAGCGGCACGCGGACATACCACCGCATGGCCTGCGCGATTGAGGATGCCGGTTTCGAAATTCGCGATATGCTCGAATGGCTTTACGGGTCGGGCTTTCCCAAGGGCGGGCTAGACGACGAGGGCCGCGGCAGCGCGCTAAAGCCGGCGCACGAGCCAATGTGTCTGGCGCGAAAATCGTTCAAGGGAAGCGCCGCGGGGTGCGTTGAGGCGCACGGTACCGGGCTGCTCAATATTGACGCTTGCCGCGTACCTAGCGACGAAGTTACCGGGTGGGGCGGGGCTCGAGGAGGAAGCGACGACGCTACACAATCGAAAGGCCGCAACTACCGTTTAGGAGAGGGAGAAGCGAGGCCCGTTCTCGGACGTTTCCCCGCGAATGTCTGCCACGACGGGTCGCTTGAGGTGGTCGCGCAATTTCCGGCCGAAGCTAAGGGCGGGGCATACCCCGCGCAGCGAGGGGCAAATGCCGTCTACGGCGCCTCTAGCGGGGGTAGCGATTTTGTAGGGTCGATGGGCGATAGCGGCAGCGCGGCGCGTTTCTTCTACTGCGCTAAGGCAAGCCGGCGTGACCGTAACGAGGGCGTCGGCGAGCTAGCCGGCAACATTCATCCGACCGTCAAACCAACCGACCTGATGCGTTGGCTCGTGCGTCTCGTTTGCCCGCCCGGCGGCGTCGTGTTCGACCCGTTCGCGGGGTCGGGCAGTACGGGCAAGGCTGCGTTGCTCGAGGGGCGGCGGTTCATCGGCGTCGAGATGACTGCGGAATATATCCCCATAGCTCGGGCGCGTATCGAATACGCAGCGCGGTTGACGGCGGGGTCAAACTAAGGATATGCGTGCAAATTATGAGCGAGAAAGTCACCAACCGCAACCGAGCCGTGCTCGACGCTGCCCTGCGCCTTGCGGCGTTGCGCGGCTATCGCAACATTACCCGGCAGCAGGTGGCCGACGAGGCGCAGGTGGCCGTCGGATCGGTGAACAATGCGTTCGGGACGATGGACGGATTGCGCGACGCCGTGATGGCCGCGGCGGTTGCCGGGGAGCGGTACGAGATTATTGCGCAGGGGCTCGCCGACCGGCACCCGGCAACCACCAATCTGCCCCCGAGCGTGCGGCAGCAGGCTTTCGCATCGCTGGCGGCGTAAGCCGTCTCGCTCACCGTCGGATTAGGAGCTTGCGGGCCGGATGGCCTAGCGCGAGGGGATAACACGTGCTCGAATTGCCTGCCCCGCTCGCGCCTCTTGCCGCTTTCCCGCAATTCGTAACGTACCGCCTCGTGCCGAGCATTAAGCCCGGCAAGATGGACAAGCTTCCCTGCGATTGGCGCGACGGCCGGGTGGTATCCGCGCACCTCTCCGCGAACCGCACCACCTTTGCCAATGCTGCCGCCGCGGTCGCCGCCGGGCGCGGCCAGGGCGTCGGGTTCGTGTTCACCGCCGACGACCCGTTTTGGTTCCTCGATATCGACGGCGCGCTGCAGGCCGATAACACGTGGTCGCCGATGGCGGCCGAGTTATGCGCCGCGCTGCCTGGCGCCGCGGTGGAGATATCGCAAAGCGGCACCGGCCTGCATATTTTTGGCACGGGCGCGGTACCTGAGCATGGGTGTAAGAATATCCCGCTCGGCCTCGAATTCTACCACGAGGGGCGCTTTGCCGCGCTCACCGGGCAGGGCGCCGTCGGCGACGTGATGACCGATTGCACGGCGCTCCTGCCCGGGCTCGTGTCGCAATATTTCCCGATGGGCGCCGCCACCACCGCCGGCCCCGAGGAATGGACAAGCGAGCCGGTGCCCGAGTGGGACGGCCCGACCGACGACGACGACTTGATACGGCGCGCGCTCGGCTCGGCCGACCGTTCCGCCGCGGTCGCGTTCGGTGGCGAGGGCGTGACTTTCCGCGATCTATGGGAAGCCAATCCCGACGCGCTCGGCAAACGCTGGCCAGATACCGGGCAAAAGGGCGGGCCTTACGACGCTTCGAGCGCCGACGGTGCGCTAGCCGCGCATTTGGCATTCTGGACCGGCAAAAATTGCGAGCGCATCCGCGATCTTATGTACCGCTCGGCGCTGCTGCGTGACAAATGGGAGGCCCGGGGCGACTATTACCTGCCGCGCACCATCCTGCGCGCTGCCGGGTTGTCAACCGAGGTTGCCAAGGGATCAAGCAAGCCGCTTCCCGAGCCGGTCACGGTTGAGGCTGCGCAGGCCGCCAACGTGACCTTGCGCACCTCGGGGGAATTCCTCGGCGTCGACGGGCAGCTTACTTATTTCGCCGGCTGCGTGTACGTCCAAGCTGACGACCGCGTTTACGTGCCCGACGGCGGCCTGCTCAACAGATCGCGGTTCGATGCGACGTACGGCGGCTACCAATTTGTCATCGATCCCCAAGGCCAAAAGATGACGACGAGCGCGTGGGAAGTGTTCACGCAAAACCGGGTCTATGCCGCCCCGTGGTGTCATGCGCTATGCTTCCGCCCCGAACAGCCGAGCGGCGCTCTTATCGCCGAGGAGGGGCGAACGCTGCTCAATACTTACGTTCCCATCACAACCCGCCGGGTTAAGGGTGACGCGAGCCGCTTTACGGGCTTCCTCGCCAAAATTCTGCCCGAGGAGCGCGACCGGCAAATTCTACTGTCGTACATGGCGTCAATGCTGCGCAACCCCGGGTTTAAATTCCAGTGGTGGCCGGTGCTGCAGGGCGCCGAGGGCAATGGTAAATCGCTTCTGCTGCGCGTGCTGTCGCATTGCGTGGGGCAGCGCTATACGCACCTCGTCGACGTGCACAAGATGGCCAAGCAAGGCACCGGCTTTAACGGCTGGATTCAAGGCAACTTATTCCTTGGTATCGAGGAAATATACGTTGCCGAGCGCCGCGACTTTCTCGAAGCGTTCAAAGCATATGTTACGAACGACCGGCTGCCGCTCGAGAAAAAGGGGGTCGACGCATTTACCGGAGACAACCGAGTTAATGGTTTGATGCTTACTAACCACCGCGACGGCGTACCGATTAGCATTGACGGCCGCCGGTATGCCGTATTCTTCACGGCGCAGCAAACGGCCGAGGACGTGACCGCTGCCGGCATGGGGGGCACTTACTTTCCCGACCTGTACGATTGGCTCAAAGGGCGCAAAGCATATGCGCACCTCGGCGCTGACTATGGGTATGCGGTCGTCAACGATTATTTGCGCGAGTATGCCATTGCGGAGGAATTCGACCCGGCCGGTATCTGCATGCGCGCACCCGAGACGAGCAGCACGAGCGCCGCGCTTGTCGCCAGCCGCGGCCGTGCCGAGCAGGAAATTGTCGAGGCTATCGAATCGGCGCGGCCTGGTTTTGCCAACGGATGGATTTCCAGCAAGGCGCTTGACGACTTGCTAGAGCGCATTCGCGCCAACGTCCCGCGCACCAAGCGCCGCGCGCTGCTGCAGGGCCTCGGGTACGACTACCACCCGCATTTGCACGAAGGCCGAACGAATGTGGTCGTGCAGCCCGACAACGGAAAGCCGCGGCTCTACGTCAAACGCGGCCACCTCGTTACGCAGCTTGCGAACGCGGCCGAGATCGCCAAGCGCTACACCCGCGACCAGGCGTCCGCGTCGGGTATGGACGCCGAGGCCGCTTTTGGTAGTTGACGGCGCGGTCAACTTGGGCGATATGGGGATTCCCATGACGCTTTTGGAGACAAAAATATGATCCCCGCTTACCCCGCTCACCCCGCCTGCCCGCCGCCCCCGTGGGGCGGTGAGGCCCGCGCGTATCCCGGCTGCTCCGGCACCGTCGCACTTCCACCGATGGCAACGCCCCTCGTGCCGCCCGCCGAGGAACCGGAATCGGCAAGCGTCGTGCTGCTGCGCAAGCTGCTCGCCGACCGGCGCAATATCAAAAACGGCGCCGAATTCGCCCGCAATGCGAGCGAGCGGGAAGCCGTAGAGCTTGAACGTCAGGCTGCGATTTCCCGAGAGGCGGCGAAGGTGCATGGCGTCACAATCGACGCGGCCGATACCGAAATTGCCGCCATTCTCGCCGATATCAAGGCGCTCGGCGGTCGCGACGAATAACCCTCGGGGGCTCGGTTTCGGCCGGGCCCTCTCGCTTTGGAGAAGGCATAATGGAACATCCCCGACCCCGCCCCATGATCGCCACGGTTGGGCGCGTCGCGCAGCACCGCAACGGCGGTGGCGCCGAGCCCTACCTATCCCTATTTTGCACTGGCGTGGACGGCACGCGGCTTCACGCGCTGCTCTTTGCCGAGCCTGGACGCGTGGCCGTGTTCAACCTCGACGACCCGACCGAGCGCCGGTGCGGCGGGCAGTACGAGCACGACCTGCGCGCTATCGCCGCAGACATCGGTTTGCCATTCGATAGCGTCGACCCGCTCGACTCGCTCCACGCGCGCGCCGCGTCCGTGCTTACCCTCGTGCGCCAGCGCCGCGCCGAGATGCCGCCAGGCCCCGACCGCGCCAAGCTGCGCGCCATCGGTCGCCACCTCGACCACGCCGTGCACGCGATGCTGCGCGCAATTGAAAGGGCTAAGGCATGACCGAGTACCGCACGTTTCGGAGCGCAGATTGCGACCACCCGATGGATTTGGCTTGTCCAAATTGCCTGCGTCTGCCGGTGCTCGACCTCGAAACCTATTCGTCCGCTCAACTGAAAGGTCCGAATATGCAGCCCCGTGACGAAAGCGACGGCGATTATATCGACCGCATGCAGCGCACCAAGCTTGGAACCGTCGGCAAGCCCGTTCCGCCATTGCCGCCTTCAGCGCGAGCGCAACTTGCCTCGGCTAACAAGCTCGTCGACGAAACCGACGCAGAATTTAACGCGCGGCTTGATAAGGCATTTGGGGTTCAGCCTTTGCCGGGAGCACCCGGAGCTATTGTTAGCGGGGATGCGTGGACGCCATTGCCCTGCGATAAGCCGATACCACGCGCCCCCATCGCGCCGGGCGTGCTGATCGATGACGACGAAACGCGGGTTTATGTGTCGCGCAAGGTGGCGCGGTGGGCCGGAGCGCTGGCGCTCGTCGCCGGCGGTGCCTCGATCATGTATGCCGAGGCGCAGCATCATGCGATGCCGGGTGTTGGTTTCGCGGTCGGCCTGGCGATGATCGTGGGCGCGGCGCTGCTTGCAACTCACGAGGTGCAATCATGATCGGTAACGACGCGGGGGAGCTGACGGCATCGCTGTGGCTGGAACGTGCTGAGAAGCACAACCCTAAATTGCCAACGCCGGGTAGCCCAATGGCGGCTGACATTGCTGTGGAAATGGAGGAATATGCTAACCAGAAGTTGGCTGCTTTCCTTCGCGCGCAATCTACCCCAGCAAGCACTGGCGTGCTGGTGGAGGCGTTAATCGAGAAATACATGCCGCTGGGCTTTTCGTTAACCGCGGACATGAGAGCTGCTGCCGTTGAAGATTTGACGGACGATATCGCGGCATTGCGTAGAAACGATCAGGCAGAAACTATCGAAGTTTGCGCGCAAATTGCTGATCGAATGATGGGCCCCGGCAACATGGTCGGACAAACTATTCGCAACCGCCAAGCCCCCTCAATAACCGCCATGCCCGCGAGCGATGGAGTGACGTTGGAAGAGCGAGATCCGCATCCCGAGCAGGTCGAGGCGGCGAATTTGCCCAAGCATTTACGCGGCCTTCATGCGCAGTTTGCACGCATAGCCACGCTGGTCGAGGCGATCCGACACGCGCTGCAATGCACGCCACACGTGAAAGTCATTCGCGGTGAGCAGGACAACCCCGTTTTCACCGTAATGTATGATTGCGGCGATCCTTGGGAAATTCTCCGCCAAGCCCTCTCAACAACCGCCACGCCCGCGAGCGATGGGGAGCGGTGGCGCCACCTGAAGCGCGGCACCGAATACCGGGTGATTGCGCGCGGCGAGTTGCAGGCCAGTAGCGATGCCTTGGTCGATGGCTCGTCGATGGTGATCTACCAGGGTGACGATGGGCGCGTCTGGGTTCGCGAAGAAGGCGAGTTTGAGGACGGACGCTTTGAGCGCCTTCCTCCTCAGCCCGAGGGGGTGAAGCGCCCTGCCGATGATGGGAAGCGGGAGGCAATCCGCGCCGAGATCATCAACACGCCGGAGACAGCCGACTTCATGGCCGGTGTTCCAATAGAGGCAGCGCACCAGCGTGAGCGTTGGGGATCAAGCCATGACGCCGGGAAGAAGCCGGAGGATTGGTTCTGGCTGATCGGCTACCTGGCGCAAAAAGCCCTCCGCGCGCAGAACGCTGGCGACACCACCAAGGCGCTGCACCACACGATCAGCACGGCAGCGGCGCTGGGCAACTGGCATGCGGCCATCGCGGGTGTCGATACGTCCATGCGGCCGGGCATCCTGCCTCCCCAGCCCGAGGGGGTGAAGCGGCCATGATGTGGCGTCGCCTCAAATGTGCGCTGTTCGGGCATGACGAAGTTCTTTCGCAGTCGATTGCCAGCGCGGAACTGTTCGAGTGCCATTGCCAACGGTGCTTCTTCAAGTGGATCAGAGCAAGGACACGCGGGTTATGACCGACAATCCCACCCCCAACGATATCGCGCTGCTGCGTAGCCCCCGCGAGCGCGCGGCCCGCATCCTTTGCCGCCTCGCCGGTGCGCCCTACTCGGCCTGGCCGCAAGTCGCCGATTCGTTCATGGCGGCGCACCTCGCCATGCAAATCGCGCAGCGCGACCTCGTACGCGCGGCGATACGGGAGTGGTCGCGGAAGATACTTGAGGGCGGGCCTCTTTGCCCCGACAACGGGTTGCTGCCGTCTCGTGGCTAATGTCTGGAAACCAAAATTTCGCCATCAATGCCCGTCGTGCGGCTGGACCGGAATGCGGACGAATTGGCCTCGGGCGTGTCCGCGCTGCCACCATTAGCACCCATTGAAATTAGAAGTTGACCGAGCCGTCAACTTGTCGTAGGCAGGTCGCAACGCAACGCTTTGGATAAGGCTTTGACCATGCAGACGCCCCGCTTTAACGCCCTCCGCGACCTTGCCACCGAAAAGGGGTTTTTCGTCGAGCACAAAGCGACCCGCCGCGTTCGCGGTTGGCCCGAAGCGTCAGCTAAGCCCTACCAGTTGAGCCGCGACGGAAAGCACCGCGCGTCATTCGCTACCATCGCCTCGTGCATGGCATACCTCGAGCGGCAGGGCGCGTAATGCCCCTTGGCCGCGGATGGTATGTACGAGCGCAGCGGATCGCCTGGCCGCATAGCCATATGCTCGCCTCGGGTCCATTCGACGACCATGCTACCGCGATGCTCGAGCGCCAGCGAATTGCGCCACTCTATCCCGAGGCCAATCTAACCGTCGTGCTCGAAGTGGCTAAGAGCCTGCTCGAGCGCACCCCACGGAGCCCCGCGCCCATGTTCGATCTATCCAAGGTTGCCGAGCGACGATTTGCCGCCAAGGCCCTCGCCACGTTTGCCCGTGACCGCGGCGCGACGGCCGTAATCGAGGATTGGGACGGCGAACCGGACGTGGATATCACGTTGCCGAGCCTGCGCGCGACTATCGGGCTGCAGTGGCACAAGGCCGCCCCCATGCCGATTATCTCATGGCACCGCGCCGCGCGGCCGCTCGTCGGACATTTGCCCGGCGCCTGGCAGCAGGAGGGCAGCTTTCGCAACGGCAAGGCGACCAGCCTCCCCGAGACGTGGCCGGCCCTGTTCGATGCGCTTGAGATTGGCATTTGCGCCGCGGTCGACGGCAACGCATTCGAGAAGGATTGAGCTATGCTTGTGGAAACATGCCCGTCGTACTCAATTACGATATTCGTTGCCGGCGATCCCGACGAGGCACGCGCGGCCTGTGCTGCGTTCTGCGACCACGTGGGCTTCTGCGTGACCGTGACGCCGACACACTATGCCTATACGAACGGCGGCGAGGATGGCGTGGCGGTTGGCCTCATCAATTACCCCCGGTTCCCGCTCGACCCCGAGGATTTGCTGCAGGCGGCCGAGTCGCTGGCGTGGCACCTTGTGGGCGTGCTCGAGCAGCGCTCGTGCGCTATACAGACGCCGACGGAAACGTACCGATACCACGATTTTTTCGGGCTCGAGGGTATCGGCAACTTTTACGCTAGCAAATGGCAACACGGGAAACGAGTATGACGCATCAACTAATCGAGCGCGACGCCGACGGGGTGGCGCATGTTGTCGGAATGTCGGGAGGTCACGACTCGTCGATTATGTCGGTCGAGTTGCTTGCCCGTACCAATATTCGACCGTTTAATTACGTCTGTACTCCGACCGGTGACGAGTTGCCCGAAATGTTTGCGCATTGGCGCACGATGGGAGAGTTGTTGGGCCGTCGCATCTTGCCGATTATGGCGAAAACCTTGCGGCAGGTAATTGACGACGAAGGGACGCTGCCAAATTTCCGCATGCGGTTTTGTACGCGCATTATCAAAATTCTACCCTACCGCGATTTCCTTATCAGACTCGCCGCCGAGGGTCCGGTGGTTTCTTATATTGGCCTGCGCGCCGACGAGCCGGGCCGCGCTGGCGGCGCGTACGAAGATATTCCCGGGGTGACGATGCGCTTCCCGTTGCGAGAATGGGGATGGGGCGAGGACGAAGTGCAGGCGGGCCTCGCCGCTCGCGGCATCCGCTGCCCGGTGCGGACGGACTGCGCGCGCTGCTACCACCAGCGTATTGGCGAATGGTTCCTGCTATGGCTCGATAATCGCGACCTCTACCTAGACGCGGAAGCTGACGAAAAGCGCACCGGGTACACTTTCCGCACGCCAGGACGAGACAGTTGGCCGACCGCATTATGCGACCTGCGCGCCGAATTCGAGCGCGGGAAACTGCCGACCGTAAGCCTTAACCGGATGGCGCGAGAGGCCATGCGCTCGGGATCGTGCCGGGTGTGTTCGCTATGAAACCTTACGCTCCCGACAATAACCGCGGGCGCAATGACGCCGGGCACCGGGTGCACCACCGCACCGCCGATAATTCGAAAGCTTGCGCCCGTGCTTTTGCCAAGTCGTTGCGGCACGCAGCACGGCAGGAAGCTCGGCGACTGATCGAAAATAACGCCGAATGACCCGCCCCGCGGTGCATTTCGTATGGTTCCGCAGCGCATATGGGGGCCGCCCGACTTCGTGCACCACGGATGGGATCGACGCGCCGCACGAGAGATTGCGCCGGCCGATCGCTCTTACGCGGACCTCCCGGGCGTGAAGCTGCCCGAGTAGATTAGGCCGCCTGCCGCAAGGCTAAGGCGTGCTCGTATTCCATTCGCTGCCGCAGATCAGCCCGCCGCTTCTGGTCGGGAAGGCTGCCGCGCGCCTCCCAATGCAGGTGGTCGAGGCGGTCGGCGCAATGCTGGCAATGGTCGCCGTCGAAATATGCGCGCTCTGCGTACATGGAAATTTTCCTGAGATTTGCGTAATTTTTAAAATTTAGCCGAAATTTGCTAATTTTGTGTAAATTCGCAGCGAAAATTCCCCCGTACCCAAAAAATCCCCCGTAGTTCCCCCGTATAAACCCCGTAGGTACGGGGGCGTAAAATTTGGCAGTTTTCTGCGGGTTACAGCGGTCCCCCGTATCGATTCCCCCGAATTCCCCCGTACCCGTAGTTTTCTCTGCGCCTGCGTGCGTGTGCATGCGCGCGCGTATGTAGCAATGTGCAAAAACACCCCTAGTACGGGGGAATTCCTATATTATCGTTATATTTCAAAGGGTTATTATCCCCCATAGGTACGGGGAAATACCGGGGTTTATACGGGGGATTTCGTCGGGTACGGGGGATTTACGATTTGGGCTTGTCGGGGCGTGACTAAAGCGTCATTTACGAGGGGTCATGAACGCTCTTGTCGAACAGCAATCTTCGCAGCAATTGAAGGGTGCCGCTCGTCCGTTGTGGACCGAGGGGCTTACCGACAAGATGGTGGCGTTCGTCGAGCACTACGTCTCGTACCGCAACGCGACGCAGGCGTACGACTTCGCTTATGACGCCCGGGAGGGCTCGTACGAGACGCGCAGGCGCAACGGGCACGTCATGCTCCACGACCCCCGCGTGCAAGCCGCTGTGAAGGCCCGCGCAGCCATCGCCACGCACGAAACGGGAATGGGGGTGGCTTGGCTGCTCGAACGCTTCCTGCGCATCGCTAACGCCGATCCCCGGGAGCTTATCGGGCTCAAGGTCGGTTGCTGCCGCCGGTGCTACGGCGAGGGCCACGAATTCCAGTGGCGCCAGCATGAATATCTCGAGGAAATGAAAAAGGCCGACCTGGCAAACGAGCAGCGCAAGGCGCTCGGCTGGAAAGGCGCGATACAGCCCGAGGTGCCTTACCCCGACATTGCCGGCGGGTTCGGCTTCAACGCCACGCTTCCGCCGCTCGAGGATTGCCCGCATTGCCACGGCGAGGGTGTCGAGCGGTTCGTGCCCCGCGATACCGACAAGCTATCCGACGACGCCTTGCTGCTCTACGGCGGCGTGAAGGTCAAAAAGGATGGATACGAAATCATCATCGCCGACCAGTCCAAGGCCGCCGAGCTAGCCGGCCGGATCATGGGCGCGTTTAACGACAAGCTGCAGGTCTCGGGAACAATCGGGGCCATGGTGGCGGTCGGCGACCTGCGCAAGATCGACCCCAACGAGGCGGCCAAGGCTTACCGGGATATGATCGCTCGTGAGATGCCGGCGAAATAGGGGTTGACCGCCGCGTCAATAAGCGTAGGCAGGTTGCTCCACAGATGGAGCTAAAGCCCATGTACCGCATGACCCCCGCCGGCGGACTGCTGATCGCGATTGGCGGCGCGCTTTCAATTTGGGGTGCCGTGGCGCTCCTGCTTTTCTTTTGCTGGCGCCCATGACCTCGGCGACCATGCGGCTTATCGAGGCCGTCGAACGGCTGGAAATGACCGGTGTAATCGGCGACGGCAGGGTGGCGCAGCTTCACGACCTGGCCGCCGCGGCGCGGATCGAGGTCACGCCGGACGTGCCCGACGATTGGGCGGCCATGGGAAAATTCCCGGGCATTCTGCCGCTTATCGAAGTGACCGGCCGCTACACCTGGGCGGAGCGAGTCCTGCGGTATGCCCGAAACGCGCACGATTGCTCGACGTTCGGCGGCCGGTCACGCATAAGCGACGCGCAGCGGGAATTGAGTAAGGCTCGGGCCGAATACCAAGCGTTGCTCGGGTGAAGCCCGCCCGCACCCCGCGCGAGCGTTCGGGCATGGTGCTTTGCCCCCGTGACCACCTCGGCCGGTTGAAGCCTATGGACGCGCTCGCCCGGTTTGCTGCCAAATGCGAATTCGACGCGACCACCGGCTGCGTATTGTGGCGGGGCGGCACCACGCAGGGCCGCGGTAACTCGGCGGTCTATGGCAGCTTTTGGGACGAAGGGCGGCGGTGGTTCGCGCATCGGTGGGCCGGGGTCAAAATTCACGGGCTCGACCTCACGGCGGCGCAGGCGGGCCATTGCTGCCCCGGTCGGCCGAATACCCTATGCGTCCAGCATATCGAACCGCAGACGAACGCCGAGAACCAGGCCGAGCGCAACGCGCGATTGCACCAGACGCCGAGCGAGCGCCAGTATTGGCTTTTCGTGTCGCTTGGGATCGAGCCGGCGCCCGGGGTGGCCGTGGAGCCCGTCGAGCCCGACTCCCTGCCCTTTTTCACCCCGCCCGATTGGCTGCGGCCTTTCCTAGTTGACGCCACCGTCAACTCTGCTACGGATGCACCATTCTAGGAGGTTTCGATGCTTCGACTTTTCGCTGCCGCGGTGCTGATCGCCGCTACCATCATGCTTTTTCTGTCGGTCGTCTCGGTGCTGTTCTGCGTTTTCGCCGGGCTGTGGTTCGCGGTCGTGTTGTTCCTGGCGATGGGCGCGTTCGCCCTCGTCGGCACGCGCGCAAGCTGGAAAGCATTTCGGGCATGAGCAAGCCCGATCCCGACCGCGCATGGCAGCAGGCGCTCGACGTCCACGCGCATTCGATCATCTCCGCGGCGCTCGACCAGCCCGACGCGGCCGGCGTTGTGCTCGGGGATGACCTCGGCGGCCGGCCAACGGTTGAAATTCTCGGCCCTGACGGCGTGTGGCGCCGCTACTACGTGCGGTTGACGCCTACGGGCACGGTGCTGCCGTGACGCCCCTTACCCGCCCGATTTATGAACGCATCATGCGCCCGATGGTGAGGCGTGGCGAGGTGTCGATTTGGCACCACCCGTTGCAGCACGCAACGCCCAGCTATCACGTCGATAAACCTATGGCGGGGGTGACGAAATGACCGGCGGCTATCTGGCGGCGACTTTTGTATCCGGGCCGTGGAACGGTTCAATACGCTCAATCGAGGCGAGTCGGCTGCATTTTGAGGTCATGGCCTCGCCGCGCGAAAAGCTCGGAGTGTACCGCAAGGTGCCCGGGATCGTAGATGGTGGCCACACGGCGTTTGCTTGGGAGCCCGCGGAATGAACCTCGCGCAGCGCTTGGCAAAATGGGTCGACCGGCTCGGGTCGGACAAATCGCTGCCGTGGGTGGGGCTCGGCCTAATTCGAGATTTGGAGGAAGCGTTGCGATTGCTCAATATGCGCGAATTCGCGGAATGGCTGCGCGACAAGGGCGACCCCGCGCACGCCCGGTTCGCCGATGAAATCCTAGAGGCGCAGGACGCGTTGCGCGTGGCGGGCTACGGATCGCCGGTGCTCGCAAAGAATATCGACGCGCTCGACGACGAGAACCGGGAACACGAGCGCCAGGCCCTCGCGCTGCAGGATGTCCGCAAGGTGCTCGTGGAATACGGCGCGCTCGCGAGCGACGACCGCGACACACCGCTGCCCGACCTCGTGCGGGCGCTGCTGTCGTGAGCGCGCGAAGCGAACCCGGCCACGTCAATTCAAACGGGACGATAGAGCCTTGCCGAAATTTGATGGGCGGCCTTCACCCACCGATACGAGAAGGTGTCGTTTGGGTGACGCATTCGCAATCCGTGGAGGCCGAGAAACACGGGTGGCGCCGTAACGGCGTTGAACACGGCGATTTAGTGCAGGTCGAGCGATGACTAGCGAAGCGGCCGGTTTCGAATGCCCGAAGTGTTCCGGCCCTAGTCGGGTGCTCGACTCGCGTGCGGCGGGATACGGGAAGCGCCGCCGGCGCGTTTGCACGCGGTGCGGAACCCGGTTCAGCACGCAAGAGGTCGTCGCGGTCGATAGCATCGTGGAAAAGTGGCCATGAGCCGCACCCCGTGGGGCCCGTACGAAACTGAGGTGCTAAAGCGCGGGCTGGCCGAGGGGTTGAAAATCCGGGGGCTGGCGGTGCTCGTGGGCCGCTCGGTCAAGGCCTGCCAGGCAAAAGCAAAACGAGAGGGTTGGATATGACCGGGCCGGGTGGGAATTCTCGTGCGCCTGCACGCGCTCGGCGATTTCTATTCCGTCCCGTACGTCCGGTTCTGGTCGGCGCTGCTGCGTGAATTTCCGCGCCTCGCTGCCTACGGATACACTGCGTACGATCCGTCGAGCGATATCGGCAAGGCGATAACGGCGGCTAAGCGCGAGCACGGCGCGCGGTTCGCGGTGCGGTGGTCGAATGGCAAGGGAGGCGAGGATTGCGCTGTGCCGGTGCGGTCGGTTGACGAGGCGGTCAATTCGATTGTATGCCCCGAGCAGACCGGCGCGACCGTGGCGTGCGCAACGTGCGGGCTGTGTTGGGGAACGCGGCGAAATATCGCCTTTTTGGAGCATTGAACTATGGCAAAAATCCGTATCATTTTTGAGGGCGAGCAGGGCTCGGGGAAAACCACGCTTATGCGGGCTATCGCGCGCCGCCTGGGCCCCGACGTGGTGACGGTCGACCCTCGCAGGGTGGGTAGCGACCTGCACGCGCTTGAAATCGACCCAAGCCCCGTATTCCTTGCCGCTCTCCGAGCCGAAAACGGCCAAGCGTAGTGGACGCCGCCACCGTCGCCCGCATGCTGTCCCGCGGGCAGCGCCAGGCCCTCGCCGCGCTCGATTCGACCCCGGCCGTGCTCGGCTGCAGCGAACCGGTTGCGGTCGGGCTCGCCAAGGCCAAAGCGAAGCGCCCCGCGCTTGTTGTGCGCCTGCCGGGCAAGCCCTATGCTCAATTCCACCTCAACGCCGACGGCCTCGCCGTGCAGGCGGCCCTAAAGGATATCCGCTAATGGTTACGCACGCACGCACCCCCGATATGGCGCACCAGGCGCTCGTTACCGAGGTGCACTCAGTTGTCGACCGGCATGCCGGAATGCCCGTGCTCGAGCGCGTCGCCATGCTGGCGCAGGTCATCGGCCACCTTATCGCCGAGGTCCCCGACCGCGCGTACGGCGCCGGCGAGATCATGCAGGCCGTCGCGCTTAACATCGCCTCGGGAAATCAGCAGACGGCGCGCAGCATCGCCGCGGCTATCGAGGGGGCGAAGGGCAACTAATGACCGGCTACACACGCGAGCAGCAGGAAAGGCTCGACGAGTTGGCCGCTCGAAAGCGGGAGATTGACTTGCGGGCGGATATCCTCGCTACCGCCGTCAAGCAACGGATGCGGGAAACGGGCGAACCGGTGCGCGAGGATTACCCGAGCCGCGGTGCCTATCGAGCGGCCCATTCGCTATGGCGGAAGCGGCACCCGTGATTTCCATGACCGTCCCGCAATATCGCCGTCGGGAAGTGACGATAAATGGCCATTGCGTCACGATGGCGGGCAAGCGCCACGAGCTACTTGCGGCATTGCTCGTCAATCGCGGCCAATGGCTTACCTACGACCAAATTATAGAAATCATGTGGCCCGACCCGGATAATCAGCCGCTAACGGCGCTCGGTTGCATCGATCAGGCGTTATTGCGTCTGCGTCGGGTGCTCGGGGTGGACGCTATCGAATGCCGGTGGGGCCTCGGGCTAAGGATGCCAATATGCGACAAGTAACGGTGCTCGATCACGCGACGGTCACGCTTACCGACGAGGGGTGCTATACCACGTTCGGCGACGGCACGACTTGGGGCGCGCTGCCGCACGATACGCCGCATTATGACGAAATAGCGGAGCGTTGCGGGTATCTGGATTGGGAGACCCGGGCGACTTGGCCCGCCGACCCGACCCGCGCGCAACGAGAGGCCGCCCGCATGGCCTATTGCCGTGAGCACGAGGTTTTCCATCACGTCGTCGGCGCCGTATTCTACCGGGCTCAATCATCCCCCGTGCTATGGGCGCTGGCGCACGGGCTCGAGGTCGACGAGATGGCGGCGGCGGTCGAGGAGGCTATGGTTATGACTGTGCAGCGATGGGTGCGGGCCGGCGAGCGCCCCATCATTGGCGGGGTCGATTGGGACGACCTGCGCGCGCGGTGCCTGGCGCTGCTCGACGAATGACCGACCCATGCGACGCAATGCCCGTGCACGTGGCGCGCAAATGGGCTGGCCTGCAGGCGTGCGGCTGCCCTGCGGTACCGGCTGTCTGCTCGTGCCCCCCGTCGAGCGGCGGGATATCGTCAACGATGGGTGCGGAGGCGCGCTATAGCTTCGAAACGCCGCACCCCCTTTGCGGAATGCAGGTCCCGCGACGGCCCGGTGCGGAATGAGAACGCCCCGTAAATGGTGGTCGGTCGCCCTGCTCAACAAGCGGCGCTCGTGGGGCCTATGGTTTCGCGACCGGGTGGCGAGTAAGCACGGACTATGACCGCGTGCATTACCCTTTGGCAGCCGTATGCCTCGCTGATTTTCAGCGGGCACAAGGTGTTCGAGACGCGCGGCTTCCGCTATCCGTCGAAATTAGGGGGGCAGCGGCTCGCCATTCACGCGGCCAAGCGACCGCTGGCGCAATGCGGCGTATCGACCGGGCTCGACCAACTTTGCCGAGAGGTGTTCGGGCCTGATTACGCGGCTACCTTGCCGCGGGGTGCGCTGCTCGGGTCCGGTCTATTGGCCGGGTGCTTCTCGACCGATGATTTGCGGCCATTCATTAATCGCGAGGATGATTTGACCGGAGATTTCCGGCCCGGCCGGTTTGCGTGGCTGCTAGAGGATATCCAAGCACTCGCCGAGCCGCGACCGATGAATGGCAAGCAAGGATGGTCGACCGTTGACCTTTGATTTCCGCAATCCTGACTACCGCGAGGTTTTCGCGCAGCGAGCCGAGCGCCTGCAATGGCTGCGTGACGATCCGACCGGGCAACGCCTCACCAATGTGCGGGCGTTCTATGCGACCGACGAGGGCATTGCGCATTTTATCAACGACTGGGGGATGACGTTCGACCCGCGCAACGCCGACGTGGGCCTGCCGACGGTCATCCCGCTTATTCTGTTCCCCAAGCAATGGGAGTTCATCGCGTGGAGCCTCGACCTATGGCGCCGGCGTGAACCTGGCGCAGCCGAGAAGTCGCGCGATTTTGGCCTATCGTGGCTGGCGGTCGCCATGTCGGCGTCGCTTTGCTTGTTCCGCGAAGGGCTACAAATCGGGTTCGGGTCGCGCAAAGAGGAATACGTAGACTCGACCAAAAGCCCGAAAGCGTTGTTCTGGAAAGGCCGACAATTCCTGCAGTTGCTGCCGCCCGAATTCCGCAACGGGTGGACGCTGAAAGACGCCGCGCATATGCGGATCGACTTTCCGGCGACGGGCTCGGTTATGACCGGCGAGGCGGGTGACAACATCGGCCGCGGCGACCGCGCTAGTATCTATTGGACAGACGAGGATGCGCACCTAGAACGACCGCAGCTTATCGAGGCGTCGCTATCGCAGACGACGAATTGCCGCATCCGCATTTCGACCCCCAAGGGCCGCGCCAATCCTTTCGCGATCAAGCGCCACGACCCGGAATGGATCGCGCGCGGGCGGATATTCACGGCGCATTGGCGTGACGACCCGCGCAAGGATGACGAATGGTACGAGCGGCAGCAGCGCGACCTCGATTCGATCACGCTCGCGCAGGAGGTCGACCTATCGTACGACGCCTCGGCCGTTGGCATCGTTATTCCGCAGGCTTGGGTGCAATCGTGTATCGACCTGCATAAAAAGCTTGGGTTCGAGGTCCGCGGCGCGCGCGTGGGCGCTTATGATCCAGCCGACGAGGGCGACGCGTGCGCCTTTGCGGACGCCACGGGCATCCTCGTAAATTCCGTCACCTCGTGGTCGGGAAAGGGGTCTGACACGCTCGCGAGCACGCAAAAAGTATTCGCCCTTTGCGACGTGCTCGGTATCGACGAATTCGACTACGATTCCGACGGGCTCGGCGCGGGCGTGCGCGGAGATGCGCGCAGCATCAACGAGGGCCGCAAGCGCAAGATTGAGGCGCGCGCCTATCGCGGGTCGGGGGCCGTTGCCAATCCCGACAAGCCGATACCGGACGCCGCACCGCGTAACGAGAAGAAACTGCCGGGCGAAATCGTGCGGTTGAATGCCGATTATTTCGAGAATGCCAAGGCGCAGGCCTGGTTCGAGGCGCGCGCCCGTTTCCAGCGCGGGCACCGGGCGTTGCAAATGCACCTGCGTGGCGAGGAATGGCGCGACGCCTATCCGCCCGACGACCTGATTTCGCTGAATAGTGCCATGCCTGAGCTAGGCGCGCTGTGCCCGCAGCTATCGCAGGCGACGTTCACGCAATCCAAGTCGGGCAAAATGATGATCGACAAGACGCCCGACGGCGGCCAATCGCCGAACCACGCGGATAGCGTTGTCATCCGCTACGCTCCCGCGCGCAAAAAGGGCCGGGCGTACAAATGGGACGCTTGGAAAAGCTAGGGGCAAATACGCGGGTTAGGTCGCATGTCGGGCTGTTCCGTAGCCCCTAGCTATGCGGCCCCGGTATCCGCGGTTTCCCGCTTCGCTCCATTGGCTTTCGCTTCCCCGTCGCATCCCTATGCCCCGGTCATGCGATAGACGAGGGGGCCTCTCGGGCAGGTAGCCGCAATTTATATCCTACTAAGGCGGCTGTTTCTGCCAAAGCCTACTCGGCCGCCCGTTCGGAGGCCTCGGCATATTGCCGATTGCCCCGCGCCGCAACCCCGTGATAGCCCGGGGCTATGAAAAATTATGAGAAGCCCGAGCCCAATCTACGAAGCATTCGGGGATCGATGGCGCGCATATTTTTCCCGTTGCAGGTGGTGGCCGTCGCGGCGTTCATCGTCGCGACCGGGCTTGTCGCTATTTGGTGGAGGTCGCGCCGCTTGCCGAAACCGCGGCACCCGTGATAACCCCCGCGTATGAGACTGCAACATATCAAGGATGGCTTGGCCAACCTCTATAGTCGCCTCGGCACCGGGGCCGACCGCAACACGCAGTCGATTTATTCGGTCCCGATGATCCCGCAGCAGCAAATTGAGGCGGCTTATCGTTCGTCGTGGCTGGCTCGCAAGGTTCACGACCTGCCCCCGTTTGAGATGACGCGCGAGGGGCGCCGGTGGGGCGCTACCAAGGAACAAATCGAAGCGCTCGAGGCGTACGAGACCCGCGTGGGTCTATGGCCGAAGTTGTGCGAGGCGATCACGGTGGCCCGGCTGCATGGCGGCGGCGCCATAATCGCGGGCGTGCGCGCCGGTGGCTCGGCAGACCCGACAAAGCCGCTGGACGTCACCCGCGTCGGCAAGGACGGCCTGCGCTACTTATTCGTCGTGAGCAAAAGCCAACTCTCCGCGCCTAACGGCATGGAACAGGACCCGGAAAGCGATTTTTACCGCCAGCCGGCAATGTATCAAATCGAGGGCCGGGGCGGCGGCAATATTCAAATTCACCCGTCGCGCGTGTTCCCGTTCAAGGGCAAGCCGCTGCCGCCCGGCATGCTCACAATGTCGGCGTGGGATCAATTTTGGGGAGATCCGCTCCTAGTCTCGATCAAGTCGGCAATTGATAACGCTGAGACGTCGCAGGCAGCGGTCGCGACTATCCTGCACGAAATGAAGCAGGATGTTATCACGATCCCCGGACTTACCGAGCAGATTGGAACCGAGGAAAGCGAGAACCTTATTGCCGCCCGCGTCGAGGCGGTGGCGCGCTTTAAGTCGATGTTCAACGCGTTGCTGCTCGATGGCGGCGACGATGAAGGCAACGGCAAAGAGGAATGGGAGACGCGGCAGCTATCGTTCGCGCAACATCCCGAATTGCTGCGCGCATTCCTCGGCGTGGTCGCCGGCGCCGCCGATATTCCCGTGACCCGGCTTATGGGCGAAAGCCCGGGGGGCATGAATTCGACCGGCAAGGGCGAACAGGACGATTTCGACCGGATGATTGGCGCGCAGCAGGGGTTCGAAATCCGTCCCAACCTGCAACGCCTCGACGAAATTCTAATTCGCGCAGCGCTCGGCACCCGGCCGCCCGAAATTGTTTGGAAGTTTTCGGCGCTGCGTCCGGTCGACGAGTCCCAAGCCGCCGAGATCGAAAACAAGGAGGCCGATAGCGTCACCAAAATCGCCTCGTCGGCGCTCGTACCCTCGGTCGCGCTCGCAAAGGCCGTGCAAAACCGCATGGTCGAAAGCGGTCGGTGGCCGGGGCTCGACAAGGCGCTCGAGGAAGCCGAGGCCGCGGGTAAGCTGCCCCCCAAGGTGGCGGGAGAGGAAGACAACGGCGCCGAGCCCAAGCCCGAGCCGGTACTGCCCGCCGCGAACGACAACACGCTGCAGCAAAAGGCCGAGGCGCTGCAAAAGCGGGGCACCGTCACGCGGGACCAGGCAATTGCGCTTATTGCCGACGCTGCGCCGCGCCCCCTCTACGTGCGGCGTAATCTCACCAACGGCGCCGAGTTCATCGCGTGGGCCAAGGCGCAGGGATTCGAAACCACGCTGCCGGCCGATGACCTGCACGTGACTATCGCCTATAGCCGCCAGCCGGTCGACTGGATCAAGGCGGGGTCGGATTCTTGGGGCGGCGACGACGACGGCAATCTGCGCATCGTGCCTGGCGGCGCGCGACTCGTAGAACCGCTCGGCGACAAGGGGGCTATCGTGCTCCTGTTCGCCTCGTCGCGCCTCACGTGGCGGCACGAGGATATCAAGCGCGAGGCGGGCGCATCGAACGATTACGACGAATATCAACCGCACGTCACCATCACGTACAAAAAGCCGGAAGGGCTCGACCTGCGCAACGTGGAGCCGTACCGCGGCGCGCTCGAATTCGGGCCGGAGATTTTCGAGGAGATTACGGATAATTGGTCGGGTGATGTAACGGAGGAATGACGGTGGCCGCCACGCAGATTGTCTACGATCAACTCGGCCGCCCGTACGAAGCGCTGCCGGTCGACGCCCCCACGCAAGCGCAACTTGACGCCGTGGCGCAGGCTATCCCCAGGGCGGCCACCACCGTTCCCAAAACGGAAATGCCGGGAGGTAAAGCTGGCGATGATACGCAGCGATTTGCAACCGCGGACCACGCGCACCCCCGCGTGACGAGCACCACGGTAGGCACCGTGCAGTCGGGCAATACGGCCGTGGTCGAGTTTACGCGGACGTTCACCGCCGAACCGGGAATCAACTACTCAGAATTGCCGGCGACCGCCGACACGACCGCCGCCCCGGCGGCCGATACGAGCGCCACCGCGCAGCCGACCACGCACAAGGTCATCGCCTGGACGAAAGGGCCAACTGCCACCCTACCGAACGCGGCCGCTACGGCGTACACCGGGTGCACGGTGCGGGTCTACAAAGCGCAGACGGTGCCGCAAAATCTTGTCAATCTCCTGCTCGGCGGCGTGTTCAACCTGTTCGGGGCGAGCGTCGTCGGCACGCGCTTCTCGATCATTGCTGTTGCGCGCAGCGACGTGAACGCGACAACCCCGTGAAAATCGACCTAGCCGGGATTCTCAAGGCCGCCGGAAAAACCCGGCAACGCTATGTCGTGGGCCGCGCAATTGTGCCGACGTCTGCGCAGGAGCAAGCGCTGCGTGTTATCTATATGCGGGTTGTACGCGGGTGGCTCGACGAGTGGGCCAACCGCATTTTGCCTGCCTATCGTCGTTCACTCGAGGCGCTGCCAGTTATCGGCGATTCGGTCGATAGCACACAAGATACTGTCGACGAGGCAAACGACGTGCTTACCCGGCTCGTGCTGTCGCTCGGCGCCGACCTCGAGGATTGGGCGGTGCGGGTTGAGCAATGGCACCGCAAGCAATTCGCCTCGTCGTTTACCGCGGCGGGCGTAAAGCTCGATACGCTGCTAGGCCCGGCCGAGGCAAAGGTGACGCTCGAGGCCACGCTAGCGGAAAATCTCTCGCTCATTCGTTCGCTTAACGATCAGCAGCGCAACGGGATTTCCGGGGCCGTGTTCCGCGGGCTCAACAATCGCACGCCCGCGCGCGACGTGGCCCGGGAAATTCGCAAGGTTGCCGAGGTCGGACAAAGCCGGGCCGAGTTGATCGCGGCCGACCAATTGCAAAAGCTATCCGGTCGGCTCGATCAGGAGCGGCAGCAGCAGGTCGGCGCCGACGAATTCGATTGGGTGCATAGCGCCAAGCGCTATCCGCGGATTGAACACCTCGAGCGCGACGGCAAGCGCTTTGCATGGAATAGCCCCGTGGGCCGCGACGATCCCCCAGGCCGTGCAATTCGCTGCGGCTGCCGCGCGCGCCCCGTGATCGACCTCGAAAAGTTGCTTGCGCAGGGTGACGACTAATCTTGACGCCACGGTCAATTCTTTTCGTTTGTCAAGCCCCCAATTTTCGAGTTATTTACGGCCATGATCGTTTTTCGCGACACGGCTACCATCAAGGGCGGAACGGGCACCATCACGCCCGAGGGCTACTTTGTCGCCGACGCGCTCGTGGCGCGCGCGAACAATATTCAGGAGTACCGAGCGCGCGAACTAGGGCTTACCGACCGGCAGCCCGACGACCTCGTGCGCGTGTTCCGCCCCGAGGCAGAGGTTTTCGCCGTCGATAGCCTGGCGACCGCCGCGCATATCCCGATCACGCTCGACCACCCGCCGGTCATGGTCGACGCGCAGAACGTGCTCGAATATCGCCGTGGCGGCACGGGCGGGCAGGTGCTGCGCGACGGCGAATTCATGCGTATCCCCCTGCGTATCGAGGATGCCGGGGCGGTTACGAGCGTTCGGACGGAGCGCAAAGAATTCTCGCTCGGCTATGCGGCCGACTTGAAGCTAGAGGCGGGCGTTTTCGACGGGCAGGCGTACGACGCCAGCGTGACGAACATACGATACAACCACCTCGCCGCATGCCGGGCCGCTCGGGGCGGGCCGGAACTGCGTATTATCGACGAACGCAGCGTGTTTAATGATACCGTCGCGGGTGCGAAAAAGTGGTTACTTAAAGCCATCGCCTTACACGAAAAACATATGGAAGGCAAAGCCCCCACGACGGGCGTTGCGGGGGAAGCGAGCCAAAAACTAATGATGACGCAAATGCAAAATGCGTTGTCCGAAATCACTGGCAGCGCGCCCGACCGCACGCCGAAAATGAAAATGGGAGATAACCTAATGCCGCATATCGTAGTGGTCGACGGCTTGCCGGTCGACGTGTCCAACCCTGAATCGGCCGCCGCGGTCGTTAAGGCCGCTATCACCGCGCGCGATACCGCGAACGGTGCGCTCGAGGCGTCGCAGACGGCGCTCACCACGGCGAACAACACGATTGCCGCCCGCGACGGCGAAATCGTCACGCTCAAGGATTCGCTCGAAAAGGCGAAGCTGTCGCCGCAGGCCCTGCGCGACGCGGCCGGCGACTACGCCCGCGTGTCGGCAACCGCGAAGGCGCTCGGCGCCACCATCACCGATGCGATGGACGCGCAGCAGATTCGCGACGCGGCCGTGGCGCACAAGCTGCCCGGCAAGACCTACGCGACCGACGCCGAGCGCAACGCCGTGTTCGACGTGCTCGCCGCGGCCGTGAAGCCGACCGGCCTGACCGACGCCGCGCCCGATCCGCTGCGCGCGTTGCTCGCCGACGGCCAGCCGACCACGCTCGGCGACGCGCAGAGCAAGGCTGACCAGGCACGCAACGCGCGGTTCGCCCGTTTCGCCAACGCTCACACCGGCGCCACCGCCGGCGCCGCGCACTAAAGGGAGGGCCGACAAATGGCTGTCGTACAGGACGTCTATAACGCCGCACCGGCCAAGGGCTTTGCCGGCCAGGTGACGAACGGCGAGACGAGCAATCGCATCTCGCGCACCGTGTCGCCCGCCGACGTGGCGGGTATCGCATTCGGGCAGTTTGCATGGGACCTCGCCGTGGCATCCGCCGCGAACGATCACCTCTGCACGCTCACCCCGACCGCGAACAAGTGCCTCGGCCCGGCTATCGCCAATCACGGGCAGCAGTCCGTGCTCGGCGTCACCGGTGCGCCGGCCGGTGCGGTCGGTGCCGACATCTACGGGCCGCGCTCGACGGCGGGCATTTGCACCGAAGGCCGCATTTACGTGCCGGCCGCGGTCGCCGTCGCCAAGGATGACGACGTTTACGTGACGCCCGCCGGGCTCGTCACCAACGTCGCGAACGCCGGGGCCAACATCAAGGCGACCACGCCGGCCGGCCGGTCGTGGAAGTTCGACGAGACGACCGCGGGCGCCGACCTCGCCGCCGTCGTGCTGCGTTAAAGGGGCAGAGACAATGGAAATCAATTTTCAGGACGCACAGCAGGCCCTCGGCTTCATCGCTCCGCAGTTGCTGCGCATCAATACCGAAATCGACCTGCAGGTTTACCCCTCGTTCGATTACTCGCGTCTGATGTTCGTTAATACCGATGGCGACATGTGGGACGTCGGCACCATCTTCTACTCCGGTGACGTCGCGGGTAAGGCGGAATGGCTGTCGCACAAGGGCTTCGATATGCCCTACGCGGATATCAGCACTTCGCAGTTCCTGCAGGGCTACCACTTCGCCGGCATCGGCTATGAGTGGTCGCTCGGCGAATTGCAGCGCGCCGCCAAGCTGAACCGGAACCTGGGCAACGAGAAGGCCGGCGCGGCTCGCAAGGTGGCCGAGGCCCGCGTTTACGGCGTCGCCATCCGCGGCGACACCGAAAAGGGCATGACCGGTATCGTGAACGACGCCAACGTGCCGGCCGCAACGGTCGCTGCCGACGGCACGGCGGGCGCCACCACGTTCGCCAGCAAGACCCCGACGCTTATCAACCGCGACATTAACGCGGTGCTGAACGCGCCGTTCAATGCCACCGGCGAAACCCATCGGGCGAACACGCTGCTGCTGCCGTCGACCCGGCTGCAGTATATGGCGTCGACCCCGCTCGCCACCGGCAGCGACACCACCATCCTCAAGTTCATCCGTGAGAACAATTCGTTCACGCTGGAAACCGGGCAGCCGCTTACCATCATCGGCACTCGGGAACTCGAGACCGCCGGCGCGGGCAACACCGCCCGCATGCTGGCGTACGACAACTCGCGCGAGGTCGTGCAATTCCACCTGCCCGGGCCGCACGAATTCCTGCCGGCTTTCCAAAAGTCGAGCATGACCTGGGAAGTCGCCGGGATCATGAATATCGGCGGCGTCGAGGTGCGACGGCCCAAGGCGATGGCTTACCGCGACGGCATCTAAGCCGGCCAGGTAACAGGGCGGGCGGGCTTGACGGCCCGCCCTTTCCGCCGCAGGTCTCGCGAGACTTGCACCGGAAGGGAGCCGACAATGGCAACGCACAACGTCAAAAATATCAGCACCGGTATTCGCGGTTTTCACTCGGTTGACGGCCTGGTCGAGATCGCACCCGGGCAGACCGCCGAGGATATCGAGATCAACGCCGCGGAATATGCTTCGATGAAGCGTACCGGGTGGTTCGACGTCGACGGCAAGCCCGACGAGGCAGACGAGGGCGACAAGGCCCCGGCCGATGACCTTGACAAGACCATCAAGGAATTGCGCGAGATCGCCAAGGTGGAAGAAGTCGACCTCGCCGGCATGACCAGCAAGGCCGATATCCAAGGCGCAATTCGCCTGGCGCGCACGGCCAAGGGCAGCGGCGGCCGCGATGCGGTCGACGAGATGGACGACGACACGCTGCGCACCACCGTGTCGGCCATCACTGGCAAGTCGGCCGAGGACGTCGCCGACCTCGACCGCCCGGCGCTGCTCGCGCTCGCGCGCGGCCAGGGCTAAGGGCTCGGGGGGTCGGGATGGCCTATACCGAACCGACCCCCGCGGACCTGAAAGCCCGCTACCCGGCATTCGCCGACGTGAGCGATGCCACCGTGCAGGTGTATCTCGACGATACCCGAACCGCGGTGGACGGCTCGTGGCCTGAATCGCTCTACTTGCTCGCCAAGGCAGCCAAGGCAGCACACGAGATGGCGCTGCTCGGCATCGGCGTTCGTAGCGAGGTCGAGGGGTGGGCCGCGGCCGGGTTGACGGCTATCCGCACTGGCGAATTTAACGCATCGTTTTCCGCGGCCAAAGTCGCCAAGGCGAGCGGCGGGACATTGGCCGCGACGCCCTATGGCCTGATATTCAAACGGCTGCTACGACAAGCGAAAGGCGGCCCGCGCGTCGCCGTCGCCGCGAACCCCTCCTGCGGTTGGGGCCCGACCGCGCAGCAGAATGATGGAGCGATTTTGCCATGGCATCCCTGATCTTTAACAGCCTTCTCGACGACCAGGCGCGCGGGGCGGTCAATTTCGGGTCCGACTCGTTCAAGGCGATGCTCGTTACCTCGGCGTACACCCCCGATAAGGATGCGCATACCAAGCGCTCGAACGTCACCAACGAAGTGACGGGAACCGGCTATACCGCCGGCGGCGCGAGCGTCACCGCTACGCCCGCGCTCGACCTCACGAACGACCGAGAAAACATCACCTTCTCGAATCCATCGTGGGCAAACGCTACCATCACGGCCCGCGGCCTCGTCATCTACAAATCGCGCGGCGGCGCGGCGACCGCCGACGAATTGGTGGCCTATGTCGATTTCGGTGCCGACGTGACGAGCACGGGCGGCACCTTCTCGGCCACGTTCACGGCGCCGCTGCGCTACCAGAATTAAGCGCGGCCCGCCGCCGTGGCCATTACTTTCATCGGCTCGGTCGCCGCGGCGGGCACGAACGCGGTATTGCCTGCCCACCAAGCGGGCGACATTATCTTTGCGTCGGCCTATCAGGGCCTTAATAATACTCAAACAATTACCCTCGCCGACGGATATACGGCCGTTGCCGGCCAATCTGGCGTGCCGACTAATTCCCAGGCCATGCGGGTCGCGTATAAAATTGCGCAGTCGAATGCCGAGACCTCCGGCGAGTGGACCGGCGCGGAAGAAGTCATCTTTCATGTTTATCGAGGGGTAGACCCGGCGACGCCAATTGGCGGGTCGTCGACGATGAACAGCACGGGCTCCGTGACTTTTGCCACGTTTGCTTTGGCTATCGCGGATGGCAGTTCATGGGTCGCCGGGTTTTCGGGCTGGCGTTCGATCAGCACCAATCTAGCTACGTCGACGTTCCCCGGCCTAACGCAGCGGAATAACGTAGCCCCATCGGGGGGCGCGAGCCGCGCAGTTTCTTTTGATACCGCGGGTCCGGTTACGAGCTTTCCCGATTCCGTGGCGTCGAATGCTACCGGAATTCGATACCGCACAGTAGCCGTTGAAATGCGGGCCGCCTCGACGGCGACGGGTGGCGCGGGGTCGGGTAGCATCGGTACGGTCACTGCGACTTCCCCCGCAGCGGGCGGGGCGGGCGCCGCGGCGGCATCCGGCGCACCAGGCATCATCTCCACCGTACCCCCGGTCGCGCAGGCTACCGGCGGGGCGAACGGTTCAGGGGCATTCCCGGTTGTTACAGTTGCGGCGCCCGCTGCCGGCGCAGGCGGTACAGCAAACGGCAGCGCGTCGGGTAATACTGGCACGATTAGCACTACCCCGCCGGCAGCAAGCGCGAGCGGCGCAGGCCGCGCAAATGGCACGCCGTCGACGCTTACCCTCGTAGCCCCCCAGGCCAGCGCTACGGGAGCGGCTACGGGGTCGGGCAGTATCGGAACCGTTTCGAGCTTTCCGCCGGCGATCACGGTCCCGGGCGGCGGCTCGGCAATGGGCGCGTTTGGCAATGTGTCGTTCGTCGCCCCGACGGCATCGGCCAGCGGCATCGCCAATATCGCCGCGGCCCTGCCGAGCTTGCTCATATCGGGCCCTCGTGCCACCGCTGCGGGGGCGGGCCCGGCTATCGTCGACGGAAACGCCTCGGGAGCTTTTCCGGTCGTCGTGTTCCGCGCGCCGACCGCGGGCGCCAGTGGACGCCGGCCGGTTACGGGTTTGCTTGCCGGTGGCGCGGCGGCCTTGTTCGGCGAAATTCTCGCGCCGCTCTATCTACCTGCCACGCTGCACCGCGTGACTACCACGTACGACAATCGCGGCAACCCGCGCCGTGCTATCGCGGGGGTGGGATGTTTGGCGCAGGTTAATCGGGTGACGGCTGCGATGCGAAACGAGCCGGATTTTACTGATACCGACCGGGCAATATTCATTCTCTCTACCTCGCTCGACGGTGAGGTATCCGAAGGGTCCGAAATCGAAGTGCTGGCCGGGCCATATGCCGGCACTCGGTGGAAAGTCGCCGATCCTATCGACCGTGACCCCGCGGCGGCGTATTGGCGGTTCCGTGCTGTTATTGGAAAGGGTCCCGTGTAATGCCGATTTTTGGCGCTAAGGCCCACCAGAACCGGCTTGGCAAGCTGCGCGGCCCGGGGGTCGTGCGTGCGATTACCGCGGTCGTCTATGCATCGGCGCAGGATATCGCAATCGACGCGGCGCACTCGATCACCACGGGGGCGACCAGCGGCAAAAATCACGAGGCCTCGTTGCCTGGTGAGGCGCCGAACGCCGATACGAGCGTGCTTGACCGCAGCATTGATGCCCGCGTGACCGGCCCGCTTAAAGCCGAGGTTACCGCCGACGCCCCGTACGCGGCTGCGCTCGAATTTGGCGACGAAAAGCGCAACCTCGCCGAGCGGCCGTACATGCGCCCCGCCGCCGCGCGTGGGCGGCCGCTAGCGGTAAAACGCATTCAAGACGCCGTGCGGCTAGTGGTGACGCGCAGTGGCACGTGACGCTAGCCTCTACGTCCGCGAGGCGGTGGTTTCGCATTTGCGTGCGGCGGTCGTAGGCGGTCATCCGCTGGACGCCGGGCAAATTTGGCCAGCTAAGGCGCCACCGACGTCCCCGTACGAGAAACTGCAATATGGTCGTCCCGTGACCGTTCCGTACGTCGCGGGGTGCCTGGACGGCTCGACCACCACCTTTGCGGTGCATTCCTTCGCTGAGACCACCGGCGAGGGAGACGCGACGGTAGGCGGGGAATCGCGCGCGCACGAGCTAGCGGCGTGGGCCGCGGCGGTGCTCGGGGGAAATGACGAGCGCGGCCTATCGCTCGATCTGCCGAGCGTGAGCGGCTGTCCCTTTCCGGCTGTCGTGCATATCGAGTGGACCGGCACCCAAGTGATAAGCGATGGGTTGGGGACAGACGCATTCCACGGTATAGCTACCTTTTCCGCTACTGTCGTAAGCTAGGGAGCACAAGCGATGACTGACAAGACCACCAAAGGCGCGATGTCGACCGCCGATCCGGTCGAGACCACGCCGGCCGATCCGGCAGCTACCGCCGAGGCGGAAAGCCGCACGGGTTCTCGCTCGCCAATCGTGCGTTTTGGCAAGGACTTCGACTATACGTGGCCGTCGCGCGCCATGACCAATTATCCCGCCGGCTTCCAGGGTCGCGTCAAGGCCGAGGTCGCCGACGCCGCGCAGGCCGCCGGGGTGCTCGTAGACCCGGTGGACGAGCCCGCCGAAACCGCGTAACAACCGATTTTCATAGGGAGGCCGCAACATGGCGCAGCCGGATATTGTCAAGGGTACGTACGTCGACCTCCTTTACGGAGATGGCGCTACGACCGAACTGTTCACGCCGTTTTGCGGCCTTACCGCCCGGTCGTTCACGCAGCAGGGCAACACCAACGACGTGTTCGTGCCCGACTGCGCCGACCCGGAAAGCGTGCCGACCCGCCGCCTCGTGCCGACCGGCAAGCAGTGGGACCTTTCGGGCGAAGGGCTGCTCAACCTGGCGCAGCGTGCCGCAATCGATGCGCTGTTCATGAAAACCAAAAACTACCGGTTCCGCATCGCGCGGCCTGCCGGTTCGATTGTCGGCGCGGGCTACTATCAGGGGCCGGCGATGCTCACCAATATCCAGTGGGGCGGCTCGACCGGCAACGGCGAATTCGCTACCGGCTCGCTCACGATTGCCAGCGATGGCGATTGGGTTTGGACGGCGCAGACCACCTAAGCCATGCAGACGCATATCGATCTCTACTTCGCCAACGGCGCATACCGCTTTGCCCTTGGGCTCGAGCAGGTCAACGAACTGCAAAACGTGTGCGGGGATGGCATTGGCGCCATTTACGCCCGCGTTTTGCAGGGCCGTTCCACCGATGACGTGACGGTATCGCATCCCGCGTACGGGGCGTACAAGCTCGCCGACCTCGTGGAGACCGTACGGCAAGGGCTGATCGGGGGCGGGCAGGGGATTGTCGACGAGCAGCCCGTGAAGGTCGAGGCCATGCGGGCGAACCAACTCGTCGCCAACTATCTTCACGCCATGCCCCTCGCCAAGCAGTGGGACCTCGCCGCCGCTATCTTGTTCGCCAAAATCGAAGGCCACGAGCCGGGGGAAACGATCAACGCCCCCGACGAGACGGCAACCGAGGCGGATAAAAAAAAAGTGGGCGAGCAGGATGGTTCGACTACGCCGGAGCCCTCGCCGATTGCTTGATGATGGGCATTCCCCCGAGCGACGCTAAACGCCTCACCTATTGGGAGTTCACAGCGATGCGGCACGGGTGGAACGAACGCCACAAGCTGCCCGACGCCGAGGGCGAACCCGTCGAGGCGCCAAGTATCGAATTCGTGCGCGCTCGACAAGCGGAGTTGCACGCGCTCGGTATTAGTGGGACACAGCACTAATGGCCGTTGTCGCAGACCGCGTTATCGTCGAACTAGAGGCGAAGCTAGACCGCTACGACGCCAACGTGCGTCGAGCCGAGCAGACCTTCGCGAATGCCACCGGCAGTATCGAGAAGAATGCCGGGCTCGTCACTAAGGCGACCGGGGCGATGGGCGCGGCGCTGGCGGGGTTGTCCGTCGCCGCCCTAGCCCGTGAATTCCTGCGCTTTGCCGATGCGAGCAAGTCGATTGACGCGCAATTGCGGCTCGCTACCCGGTCATTTGGCACGTTCGCCCAGGCGCAGGCGGACGCCGAGCGCATCGCCGCGACCACCCGCAACGGCCTAACCGAAACGACCTCGCTTTACGGCAACCTCTTGCGCGCGACGCAACAGCTTGGCGGAACGCAAGACCAAGCATCCCGCGCGACCGAGACGTTTTCCAAGGCTCTTAAGATTGGCGGGGCGGACACCGCCGAGGCCGCGGCAGCGACATTGCAGTTTGGCCAGGCGCTCGCGTCGGGCGTGCTGCGCGGCGACGAATTCAACTCGATTGCCGAGGCGAGCCCGCGTATCCTGCAGCTACTTGCCGACGCGCTCGGCGTGTCGCGCGGCGCCATCCGCGGTCTTGCCGAGCAGGGCAAGCTAACGTCCGACGTGCTGTTCAAGTCACTTACCGACCGGAAATTTACGGCCGGGATCGACGACGAATTTAAGACCCTGCCGGTCACGTTCGGCGAAGCCATGCAGGCAGTCGAGAACGCCGCGACGATCACGATTGGTGCGTTTGACCGCGGCGGCGAATTCTCCACGGCGCTCGCCAACTTCGTGACGGACGGCGCCGGCGGGTTTGAAAGCCTCGGCTCCAAGGCCGAACAATTCGGCGCGGATACCCGGGCCGTGATTGCCGGCCTCGCTAACGTGTTTGACCCGTTGGGAACGAATGGCGGGGCCGTGTTCGATGCGCTCGGGGTAAAAGTCTACTCCGTGACGGATCAAATTCGGTCACTACTTGGTAGCATCGATAAGGTTTATAACTTTTATGCGGACGCCGATAACATCGGTACGCGTATTGAAAACTCGGTTAAGCGGGGCCTCAATCGTGCGATTGATCGCGCGGGCGGGGGCGAACACTTCCAAGAGAAACAACTAAAGGGGTCAAACCTTCTCGGTAACTTCGACGCCGGGCAACGGCGATCCGCGGCCTATTCTCGGCGCGAGGCCTCGGTGCGGCGTCTCGAGGGCCAGGGCTATGTCGTGCCCCGCAATCGTGACGGAACCGTCAATGAGGCGGGAATCACGCGTAAGGTCGATAAGACTTTCAAGCCTGTTAGCGCGCAAAATGCCGACGTTCAAAAGCTCACCACGGCCAATTCTGAGTTGCGCACTCTTGCTAAGACTGCGACCGGCCCGCAACTCAAGACCATTAACGCTAAGATTGCCAAGAATAATCAGATTATTGCAAATCTGAATAAGGGTGTTTCGTTAGGTACGGCTACCGCTGCCGCGGGAGGCGGCGCCGGGCCAAAGGGCAAGTCGGCCGAAACTCTTGCGCGCGCGGCCGAGTCCGAACGGCAAAAGGCGTTGCGTAACGACGAGGCGTACGAGAATGAAAAGGAGGGGCTTAACCGCGATCTCCTGCGCGCTCGCGCGGCTACGACCAACGCCGCCGAGCAGGTCGCCGCGTTCGAAATTCAGGAAATCGAGGCGGCCCGGGTGCGGCAAAACGATTCATACGATTCCGAGGTGGCGCAGAAGAAACTAACGCCGGCCCGCGCTAAGGAGTTGCAGGCCCTAAATAATCAGGTCGCCGCGCAGCAAAAGGCCAACGTCGAAGCGGGCGAGCGCCAGCGCAAGGCATCGGAGGCGGTCGCCCTGGCGTCGGCAGACTTGCAAAATCAGCAAGACCTCGCCGACGCGCAGGCCGCACTCGCGACCACGGCAAAGGATCGTCTGGCGAGTGCCCTGCGGCTGCTCGAGCTACAGGAGCGCGAGGAACGCGCCCGGCTCGACGCCGTGATTGCCAGCGAGACCTCGAGCGCCAACGAAAAGGCCATTGCGCAGCAGCGTAAGGACGCGCTGCCGGGCATCTATGGCGCCAAGCGCGAGGCCGTGCAGCGGGACAACGAGGGGCCGCTGGCCTCGTATGCGCGCAAGCTCGAAAAGAGCCCGGAGGACTTGCAGAATGACGCGCAGCAGCTTGTCGTCGACGAGTTGCAGCACGTGCAGGATGGTATCGCCAATGCGATCAGCAGCAAACTAGGCACCAAAGACCCGCTTATAACCGGGCTGCTCAACCTTTTTATCGAGCAAGTCATCATGAAGCCGATTGCCAACGCCCTAGCAGGCGCGGCGGGCGGCGCAGGTGGCGGCGGGGGCGGCATCCTCGGCTCGGTATTCAAAGGCATTGCTGGCGCGGCAGCCGGTAAGGTTTCGTTTGGTTCGTCATCCCTTGGTAGTGCCCTCGGGAGCATTTTCGGCGGCAAGCGCGCATCGGGTGGCCACGTGAACGCCGGCCGCGTGTACCAAATTAACGACGGCGGCGGTACTGAAGGTTTCCAGCCGTCCGGTTCGGGAAAGATTATCCCGCTTGGTCGCATGAACCAAGCCGGGGGCGGAGGCACGACGTTGCACCTTTCGGTCGCGGTGGATAACCGCGGCAGCGTGAACCCCGAAGGTTTTGCCGATGATATCGCTGCACGCGTGCGCCGCGAGACGGTCGGGATCGTGACGACGGCCGTAAAGGGCGTTACCAAGGGCGTTCCCGGTCGTATCGCTCAATATCAGCGGGACGGCGTGTAATGGCCCTCTATCGCGAATCGTTCGTGTTCTACCTCGACACCGACGAGCCGGCGCTTATGTGGACCGGTCACGGGGATTTGCCGTTGGCTGCAGACGCCGTGCTACCGACGGCGAGCATTGCGGCCGGGGGCGGCGACCTAGTAAACCTCCCCGACCTCGAGCAGCTTATCAACGGCACGTCGCAGCCGGTCGAAATCACCATGTCGGGCGTCTCACAAGAGGCCGTTGCCCTGGCTGTCGAGGAATCCGGGTCGGTGTCGGGAGCCGAAGCCTTTATCGGCCGCGTGCAATTTGACGATCAGTGGCAGCAGGTCGGTCCCGTAATATGGGAGTGGACCGGCGAAGGGCGCGGCATGTCTGTTTCCGGCGAGGATGGAGACGACGGGCGCACCCGTGCAATCACGCTTAAACTGGCGGCCGGCGATACGACGAGAAGCCGGGCGGCGCTCAACTTTTTCACCGCAGCCGATCAGCAGCGGGATTTTCCCGATGATACCTTTTTCTCGCATGGCGCCGGGATTAACGGGGGAACAGCCCGCAGATGGGGGCCAGCATGATCGATCTAGGCGACTTCCTCGGCGAGCGCTTGGCCTGGCCGCGACGCACGGGGACGTGGGATTGCTGCGCTTTCCCGGCGGAATGGTGCATCTCGAACGGCCTGCCCGATCCGATGGCTGACTATCGGGGCGAATATGCAACCGACGACGAGGCCGACCATATTGTGGCGCGGTCCGGGGGCTTGGCGGGCATATTCGGCGCGGGCCTCGAGGGTGTCGGCTTGCGTCGGGTAGAGCAAGCCGAACTCGGCGACGTGGGCGTGATCGACATGCTAGGACAAGAGGCCGGCGCGATCTATACGGGGCGCCGATGGGCCTTTATTGCCGAGCGTGGCTTGGGGTTCGTATCGCTCGACGCGCGCGACGTGCCGCATATATGGAGGCTCCCCGACGGTGGGTAAGACACTCGGTAGCCTCCTGGCAATCGGCGCCGCTATCGCCGTCAACGTCATCCCCGGGGTCGGCCAATTCCTATCGGCTGCGATTGGTTCAACGCTGGCAACCGCCGTCGTGTCGTCAATCACGCTCTACGGTTTGCAGGCCGGCGTTAGCCTCGTGTCGGGCTCGTCGACGCCCAAGCCGGATACGACCGAGACGGCAATCAAAACCAGCCGGCCGCCCCGGGTTTCCGCGTACGGCATATCGCGGCTTTACGGGGCATACGTGCTCTACGAGACCGCAAGCAATGGAACTGCGGTCGACGTCTACGCGGTGCACGAGGGGAAGCTAGATGGCATCGTAGCGCGCTACCTCGGCGACGCAACGGTGACGCTTACCGGAACGGTCGTCAATAAGGGCAGCGACGGCCGCTACAAGGGAAGCGCGGTCAATTTCTATACGACCGATGGCAGCATTCCGGGCGCCGGTTTTCCCGCAGTCACGGCCCTTATTCCCGATTGGACCGGGCGCGGCGACGGGGTGGTAGGCCTCGCCGTGACTGCAAAGAGCGTGAAGGCCAAGGATTTTCAGGAAACCTACCCGCAATCTGCGGTGCCAGTGCCTTCAATCGTGGCTCGCTGGCAGCGCTGCCCCGATCCCGCGGCGGCTAATCCGCTCGACGAATCCGGCTGGACCTTTACTGAAAATCCCGTGCGCCAGTTGCTGCATTACAAGCTTGTGCGCGAGGGGCCTAAGCCGGCGCTCCGGCGATCCGACCCGGCATACCCCGCCGCTCTTGCTACCCTGCGTGCAAAATGGTGGGCGCGGAAAATTGCGCCGACGCTTCAATGGTGGATCAACGCCTCCGCCGACTGCGACGCTCCGCGCGCGTTGAAAGCGGGAGGCACCGAGGCGCGCTACCGCTCGGCCGTCGCGCACAAGCATACCGACGAACACAAGGGCCCGACGTCGGCGTTGCTGGCCACGTTCGACGGGTGGCTGGCACCCCGCCGCGATGGCGCCTTGGTGGTTTATTCGGGACGCATCTACGCGCCCGATCCCGCCGACCTTTTGAGCAGCAGCGAAATCGTCTCGTATACGTGGGAGGGCGGTCGGGTCGACGATACCGAGGCGGTTAACGAAGTCATTTGCTCGTATATCTCAGCGCCACATGACTATAATTCGGTCGAGTGCGACGCTTGGCGCGACGAGGACGATATTACGCAGCGCGGCCAGGTGCTTTCGTCGCCACTCGAGGTACAGGTACCGAGTAATGGGCAGGTGAGATACCTCGCCAAGCGGCTTATGGCCCGCAAAAACTCGCCGTTCCGAATGACGATCACGACCAATATTGCCGGTCGGAAGGTGCAAGGAAAGCGCTTTATCCCGGTGCATTTGGAGGAAGCGGGGAGGGTATTCTACTCGGGGTCGGTCGAGGTCATATCCTTGTCGCGCACGCTGCGCGGGGGCGTGACTATCCAGTGCGTTGCCGTCGACCCCAACGTAGACAACTGGAATCCGGCCACCGAGGAGGGTAGCCCCGCGGCGCTTGGGAATCGAGTAGCCGCGCAGCCTCTCAGCACGCCCACGATTACGACCGCGCAATACGCGGGCGGGTTTCTCACCCTATCCGTGGCAGCGGCCGACCGTGCCGATTTGACATGGTATGTGCGTTCGCGCGTGCAGGGCGCCAGCGCGTGGGGCCCCGAGACGGTTTATGCCGATATCGACGCCGGGCCGGCCGTCACGTTGCAGACGGATATCGTACCCGCCGACATGACCCTAGAAGTAGAGGTGCTATATACCGTAGGCGATGGCCGCGCTTCCGATTGGTCGCCCCTTGCCACGGTCTCTACCGCCGCAGCGCCGGCACCGGTCACAGCGGTAACGGCGGCGGGCGGTGCCGGAAAAGCGACTATCTCGTGGCGCAATCCGACTTCAAGCAACTTCAACTACGCTCGGGTCTACCGCGCGCCGTCGGGGCAGACTTTCGCTAATGCGGTACAGGTCGGGGGGAACATGGTGGGTGGCCTCGGTGCCACGCAGTCGTATGACGCGACGGGTTCGGCGGGGAGCTATCTATATTGGGTGCGTTCGTTTAGTACGGCGGGAACCCCTGCCGCACCAACCGGCCCTGTTGCCGCGACCGTGACTTAACAGGAACCCATATGGCGCTCGTTTTCCCTACTTCGCTTTTCGGCTTCCTCGAGCAGGAAATCGATATTGAACGCCAGACCCTAAAGGGCGGCGTGGCGATCAGCGGCGAGCAGGATATCACGTCGACCGATGGCGGGGGCCGCGTGTTTGCCGACTTTGCCGAGGGGTCGCTGATCGATCGCGCCCCGACCCTGGCGTGGCGCGCGCTGCAGGGCATTCTCGAGGAAGGCGTTACGCCTATTATCGTGCCCTTTTGCGATATTCGACACCAGCCGTACGGCGGGGAGTACCGGGTGACGCATAGCGACGGCACCTCCTTTAGTGACGACACCCTATATGCCGGCGGCGGGCCGATGGCGCGCGCAACCGCCGACGCGGCTTTGCGCGCTACCTATCTTTCCATTTCGGCTCAAATGGCGCAGCCGCTTATCGGCGGCGAATGGTTCACGGTCGTGCACCCGAACAAGCAAGAGCGCGCGTACAAGGTAAAGAGCCTCGAGGGGCAGACCGGTATCCGCTTCGTTCCGCCGCTGCGCGAGGCATTGACTAGCGGCACCACTCTCGACTTTCGTGACCCCCGGTGCTTAATGGTACAAGATGGCCGAGCGAGCACGAGGAAGTCGGGACGCATGACGCCCGCCGCAATTCGTTTCGTGGAAGCCCCATGACCGCGAGGAAGATATGACCGCAGGAACCGACGCCCTCAAAACCGCATGGCGTGACTACCAGACCGAGGGTGTTCCTTCTTCCGGCCCTCGCGAGCCGCAGAAATGGGAAATTCGTGCCGCGTTCGACCGCCTGTCACTCGATCTCGCCGCCGCGGCTGCGTCTGCCGGGGGAGCAGGTATCGCCGCAATCGTCGCCGCGGTTCAACCGGTCGCCGATGCGGCTGCCGCGTCGGCGGTCAAGTCGCAGACCTCGGCGGATTCCGCGGCGTCTTATGCTGATTCGATTGCCGAAACGAACGCAATTGTCGGGGCGCCCGTGCCTATTGCTCGTGGGCATGCAATCATCAACGGCACGTTCAATACAGGCGGGACTAATACGACCCGTGCGTGGACGCTGCTAGTTCCCGAGAGTGGGTATCTACAGGCCGTAAATGTATACGTCGGAAAAACGGGAACGCTTACCGCGTCCGTGCTCGACCCGACCGGGAAAGTTGTCTACTCTCTCGACCTCGTAGCCGGGTCGACGGGGCCGGTTCGATTTCCGCTCCCCAAGCAACTATTCATTGCCGCTTTTTCTCGCGTTGTGCTGACGGAAAACGCCGGTAAGATCACATATCAGAATAGTGGTTCCGACGTTGTTCTCGCTGTTGCCGGGCCGCATGCAGTAGGCGAAACTCCTACTCAAACCACCGTCGTCGCTACTTCATCCTTCAATTATGAGGCGGTAATACTTCCGTCGGTCCCCGTTGCTCAGGCGGCAACGATTTCTCAGGCTGATTTTGACGCCCTGCGTTTGAGCATCCGTCCCATAAGCATGCGGACAAATAGCGCGGGCAACGTGATCGTGACGTATCTCGACGGCACGACGCAAAATCTCGGCGCTATTAACACGGATCGTATCCCCCTCGGTTCGTTGATCTATGCAGCGGACGACCCCGCCCCTGGCTTTGGCTCGCCTATGCTTTTCTCTCGCCTGCCGGATAACGGAGGGCTGGTGGTGACGGCGGCCAACGGCGCGAACGTTCCCGCCTATCGCAAGTCGCACGCGGCGAACCCGGCCGTTCTAACGTTCGGCGACCTCGTGTTTATGTACTTCCGTGTAGACCCGGGCACCAACGTGCAATCTATTGCGCTTTGGACGCAACCTATTGCGGGGTTCGACCCGCTCAATCTGTCGCGTTGGACCGACCGCGGTGTGGTCGTCGGCGTGCCGACGGGTGCGGCGTACGATGGCACGTGGGACCCGTCGGCAATCGTTTTCAAGGGAAAGGTGCGGCTATACTGGCAGAGTCACACGGGCACCGGCAACCTGTTTACGGCCGAAAGCGCAGACGGGATTACCTTTTCAGCCGCCGTCAACACGGGCGTGCAGCAGGCCGGCGCCCCTACCGTTACGGCGGTCGGCGATACGGCATATGCGTTCTACGGCAGCACGGGCGCCAATCCGCAAGGGTTGGTCGTCCGCACGTCTGCGGATGGCGTCGCTTTCAGTGCGCCCTCCGCGGCGCCTGTGATCGCCTCGGCTGGCAATGCCTATGCTGCCGATGGGGCTCAAATCGTCACCTCGCGTTTCTTCTACCAGGCGCCATACCTTTACATGCTGTACGGGGGCACCCCTCAGGGCCGAGGGGGTAGTTCGCCCTTGGATTGGCCCGAGGGAATTTGTTTGGCTCGCGCCGTGGCGCCGTTCACGGCCTGGGAAAAGCATCCCTCTAACCCCGTGTTCCTGCGCGGCCCGATTGGCGCATTTGATGCGGCCGCTCTGTGGTCGGGATCGTATCTCCGGATCGGTGGTGTTTCGTATATGTTTTACGAGGCCATGGGCGGGAGCGACGTAGGCAGCCGGGACAATTCGTATCAGGGTTTCGGCTCTACTGCGTTTTCGCAGATCGGCGTTGCGCGCGCGCCGGTCGACGCGGTATTGTCCGATTGGTCGCCAGACGTGAACGACCTTCCCCCGGGCGTTTACACCATACAAAACGTCCATAGCGGAAAGTTTTTGGGCGTCTCGTCGGCCGATCAGAGCGCAATCGTTTGCCAGTATTCGGCGCCGCAACGCTGGATCGTGCAGCGCGGTAGCGACGGTTTCTATATCCTTTCGTTGAAATCGGCGGGCGCAATCGGCGCGCAGCTTCTAACCAATCCGAACGCGTCACGGACGCCCGGCGCTAATCCGAACGTGTACCCCTCGTCGAGCGCGTACCCGACTCCGCCGGTTACGCCGCAGGAATTCAAGTTGGTGCCGCAGCTTGCCCTCGCGGCGGGGGAGGGCGTGTACGGAATAGTAAACCGGTGGAACGGGCTTGATATGGAGCCTGTCTCGCCCACGCGGGCGGAAGCGGCGCAAATTGCCTTTAGCCTGCCGAATGGTCATACTCGGCAGAAGTGGCGGTTTACAAAGGTGGCGGACGCATGAGCATCGCAAAATCGGCGGTCGAAAAGCTTACGCAGCTAACCAACCTGCCCCCGTCGTTCGACGGCAACCCCTTTCTGTACGCTACGGCGCTAACCTCGGTTATGTCGATTGCGTGCCTGGGGTTGGCCGTTACGGGGTGGATGGCGCGTGACACGTGGCGGGACAGGTGGTGTGTTCATCCGCGCACGCTGCTTTTCAGCTTCCGACTTATGATGGGCCTTGCCGGGTTTGCGGCATTTTTTCGGTCTATGCCCGAGGTTCTATACCTGCAGGTATACGGCGATCCCGACGTATCGTCACAGGTGCAAGGCGCCATAATCACGGCGAAGCGCGTCGCGGATTCGTTGGCGCTTTGGCTAGTGCTCGCCTGGATGCTTATTCTCGTCACCATTTACCCCCATATCTGTCTCGTGCTCAAACACGGTACAGTGCGACAAATTAAGCTGGACACGCTGGCGACCTGGCCGCGATTGGTTCGCCCGGCCGGTGTGTTCCTTGTTATTCTAGTCGTGGCCGCAGCCTTCGCGTATGGGAAGGTATACACGCAATAACCAAGGATTGCCGCCCGTGTCTCCTGTAACCAAGGCCTGCGCGGGCGTCGCAGGAATTTATTGCGGGCTTGGTCTACAGGTCCCCGTTGCGCCTACGATTGTCGCGCTATTTGCAGTGCTGCTCGTGCGGCTCCTCGTGTGGACGCGTTCGCAATCGATCCTTTGGAATGTTGCCGTCTGCCTCCTTGCGATGCTCGCAG